ACGGGAGAAGAAGAAACTGTTGTGGAAGATGAGCAGCCAGCAGAGCCAACTATAGACTTGAGTGATATCAAGTATACGGGAGTGCCCTACTGGTATGAAAGCGCAAAGGATACAGAGTTCCTAGAGGACTTTATCGATGCGCGTAAGACAGAACCTATCAATCTTCTGATCAAGGGACCAGCCGGTTCGGGGAAGACGCAAGGAATCTACAAGCTGGCTGAACGATTGAACATTCCACTCTTTGTGATGAACTGTGCAGTCGTTACCAATATCGATCAGTGGGTTGGTTCTAAGGAAGTTACTCCAGAACGAGGAACATTCTTTCAGGGAAGTGAGCATTTGGCTCACTTGGAAGCCGATGGTGTTCCGCCTGGGATTATGTTGTACGATGAAATCAATCGTATGACTCCCGATGTAGCAAACTTCTGGCTTCCATTGTTGGATGATCAGGCTGGTGTTTGGTCGCCGGTTGCTGGCCGAAAGGTAGCACTCCATCCCGATAATATCATCGTTGCTACGATGAATGAGGGCGCTGGATATACTGGAACCTATACACAAGACTGGGCACTCCGTGATCGTTTCGGATGGACATTGGAACGCCAATTCCCGCCGGAACTGGAAGAAATCAGGATTCTCGTAACCCGTACAGGTATTGATCCTAACCTTGCTCAGCAAATCGTGAAGGTTTGTGACCAGTCACGAAACACTTGGGCTAGGGAAGAAATCGATACTCCAATCTCTACTCGCGCCGCAATCTTCTGGTCAATGGCCGTAGTAAGCGGTAAGGGTAGAACAGTCCGTGAAGCAGCCGACTATAGTATTCTACCGCTTTACAATGGTAACGGTGGAACAGAGTCAGACCGATCTAAGATCATGATGATGTTGGATGGTAAGGTTGTAGACGGAACCATCGGAGATAACTACTAATGGCTCAGAAGATCGCTTGCGATACGAATAACCGCACAGCAGTGAATTTCAACGCCCTACAGGTTGGTGATCTATTTCACTGGGGCGGTGCAGCGTATGGTAAATGTTACGAGTATGTTGTTATGGAAAATAACAATGGTGTAAATCTGTTTGCGATGAGGCTACCGCGAAACGGCAGTCTGGCTAGGATTCATCGAACAAGTTTCGCAGCCAACAGAGTTAATTGGATGCACCACGGAGAACAGTTGGATACATACTTTGCTAAGCAGACCAGGAAGAGTAGGAAACCTGCGGGACCGTAAAAGTTCCGACGCCAGCGGGTAAGGGAAACTTTACCCGCTGTAGTCGGCGTTTTTGCCGAAATAAATCTCCTAAAGGAAAGGAGGAAACCTTGTCGAAGAATACTACTGCTGCTTACAGTTCTTATAGAACTAAGGAGTGGTGGGAATCAGACTGGGACAGATGGTCTGACTGGGAAGACGAAAGCCGATTGGTGCGGCGGGATAGTTCTGAATACAGTCCGGCAACATCTGGCAAGGGCATGACTGGTTCAGATATCAAACTAGCGGTTGCTTTGCGATCTGCTAGGGCTATGGTATCCGTTCTAGACACCAATCAGAAAGAGAAGATGTCTGTTGACTTTTTCTCTGAGGGTAGTGGTCAAATTGCGGCAACTCTATTGAAGGCAGGGAAGATATTTATATCCGCCCAGCCTATTCTAGATTATCCCGACGATTTTACTACTGCCATTCGTTGTGTCAATGGAGAGACTGTACATGAAGTTGGTCACTCTGTTGGAACAAGGAAGCGATTAGAGAAAGGCTGTTTCCCAGCTGATACTGGTGACAAGCCCAGGGACACAGTTGTAAGGACAATCACTAATGTTCTCGAAGATAATCTTATCGAAAGAGAACAGTTGTCGATCAATCCAGGGTTTAAGAAGCATCTTGATGCGACTTTCGAATGGATTGAGGAACAGGGATTGGCTGATAAGGACAATATTCAGCCTTGGGACGAAGCAAGTATAGAAGAAAGAACCGGCCACCTAACTCAACTCCTGAGATACAAGGATTCCACCGATAAGTGGAAGACAATTCCGAGCGATATTCAGGACACTCTCTTGGGTATCAATCAGAAGTATCTCAACTCTCGCGATTCAGAGAAGAAGGGACTTATCCTGGAGACTCTGGATATCCTAACTAAGGATGCTGAATACGAACCAACTCCTCCACCCGATGGGAATGGAGAAGAACCTGGTGAGGGACAGTCGGGAGAAGGAGAAGAAGGAAAAGAAGGTCAGGAAGGGAATGGCAAGGAGAAGAAGAATAGTCCTAGGATTATCAATGGCTTGCTTGGGCATCAGTGCCTAGGCAAAGGAACCACTGAGATTTCCAAGCAACAGGCAATTCGTATTGCTGAGTTGGTGGAACAAGAAGCTGAGTGGCATGATAAGTCTAAGACTCTTATTACTCGTCCCCCTGTAGAGACTCCCAAAGCGGCTAAGAGAACGCCAGAGGTCAATAAGTTGATCGGAGCAATCCGAGCTCGACCGACGAAGTTCACGAAACCGGCTAGTCTGCAAAAGTCAGGAACGGTAGATGCGAACAATCTCCATCGAATCTTCTACGATCCGGTGGACTTGCGAGTATTCCATCGCCCTACGATTGCGGGCAAGACTTGGGCAAGAATCTATCTGTTGGCTGATATGAGTTCTAGTATGAATACTGAACTCGAAACAGTCTACGATTGCGCTGTCATGATGATCTATGCTTTCAAGGATATGAAAGTAGCCACGAAAGTATACGGGTATACCGATCACAGTAGAATGAATCAAATCTACCGTCTTTGGGAACCCGGAGATAAGATGGAACGGCTCAATATCATCTTTGAGCAGTATCGCGGCGGCACGCCGACCGGTGATGCTCTGAACTGGGCCGTAGAAAACATCATGAAAGAGTCAGACGGACCAGAAGAAAAGAAACTGATTATTGTATTGACTGATGGTGCCCCGAACGACCGTGATCTAGTCAAGTCGGTAGTTATCGGCGCGAACAGACGCGGAATCTCCGTTCTAGAAATCGCAGTCAATACCTTTAGTGAAGAAATGCAGAAAGCGATGTTTGGTAAGAATGTGATTGCCTACCGGTATGGTGGTCCATCACAGACTTCCAAGCTTGCCAAGTGGCTATCGGAGAATATGTGAAAGACATTACAAATGCTGAGATTCAAGACGGAGATATTCTAGTCTATGATGGCTGGAAGCTCTCTGCTTGGTCGAATGCTGAGAAATCTTCCGCTTTGCCAGGATTGGTTAGGGTAGAGTGTGCGTTTGGCACACTCTACCTTGATCCTGACGGGAAGGTAAGTATAGAAGAGCCAGAGAAATAGCGTTAAGGAGGCTAATGTTTAGGAAGCACTGGTGGGGGGATATTCTCGGTGGCTTCGAAGAAGGAGAAGAAGAACATACAATCGGAAGGGTACACTATTCGTTGCCCTGGCCGGTGTTTATTGTAGACTGGGTGTTTGACCATCATCCCAACTGGGAATGGTGGAACAACTTTTGGGACAAGGTATCGCCGTACTACGGCGATCCTTTGTGCTATATCTATTGCACCAAGGTCAGTCAATGGGCTTGGAAATACTCTATCGAACACGAAAGAATCGATTACTAATGGTCTGACTCCAGGGCCGAACGCAAGTTTGACCCTGGCGCTAGCCCACTAGGCTAGGAAAGGATGAAACATGACGAGAGAATTGCTGTTCTCCGTAACTAAGAAGGACTTGCGGATAGATACCTTCAAGTCTGGTGGCCCTGGAGGACAGAACCAGAATAAGCGAGATACGGGAGTTCGCATTACTCACAAAGCCTCTGGCGCAGTGGGTACAGCTCGCGAACACCGAACACAGGAACAGAATAAGAAAACCGCTTTTCGTCGAATGGCGGAAAGCAAGCAATTTAAGGCTTGGCATCGCGTAGAAACTGCTCGTCGATCCGGTTACTTAGCCGATATTGAGCAGAAGGTAGAGAAGCAGATGGCTCCTAGTAACCTACGGATAGAAGTCGTACAGGAAGGAAAGTGGGTAAAATGGCGACCAACGTAGAGGAAGCATGGCGCTCTCTTGTCAACGCCGGAATCTCCGGCTACGACTGGGACGAAGACGAGCGGGCCGGGATACGAGTCCTGACAGACCTGCTCGCAGACGAGCGGCAGGCCGGACGACAAGAAGCCATCGACTCGTTCACGGATCGATTGGACGGTCTACTGGCAAGCGAGCGGCGGGCCAATCCAAAGGTAATGGCCGAAGCACTACAGCAGTTGTGGCGAGTTCGCAATCTAGACGACTCATTCGTGTGGAACTTGCCAGTACCGCCAGACGAGAACACGGCGAAGGCGTTGTCTGCCGCTTACAACGCCATTCTCGACAGGAAGGGAGTTTAAATTGAATAGAAGTAGCGGGTCAACGGCAACTTTTATGAAAGAGTTTTATGCTCTTCGAATGAAAGCCTTGGCAATAGCCGAGGTGAAATGTAGAACGGAACCTAGGAACCTATATCCTGATACACAAATGGGAATAGATGTTCGCCCCGAGGGCGTTGTCTTTTTCGATCTAGTACCTAGATCATATGATGATGGGGAAGAAGTCGCGGAGATCATCGTATCTTGGGAGGATATCGAGGACTCTGGGACTGCCCTAAAGCGGTACAAGGCAACGATTGCTGAACGGGAGAAAGAACAAGAAGCCGAGAGAAAGAAATGGCGAGAAGATCAGTACAATCGTCTGAAGAAAGAATTTGGTGATTGATCAGTTCCTCGCTCAGTATTCCGAAAACACTCGGGATACCTATCGGATCGTGCTATCCGACTTCGGTAAGTTCCTTGGTCGTGGCCCTGAAACGGCCACTTCCGAGGAGCTTATCCGATACCAAATGAGCATATCCCACCAGGCTAATACAACTGTTGCGAAGAAGATCGCAGTTCTTTCTTCTTTTTTCCAGTTCGTTTTGTCGATGGGCATAAGGGGCGACAACCCCACTCTTCCTGTTCGTCGCAAGAAGGTGGATGTGTTCAAAACAATTCGGTGGCTAGAAGACGATGAAGTTGATGCGTTGCTAGAAGTTGCCGAGGATACTGGGAAACGCGAGTTGGCCCTGGTTTGGCTGGCGCTGCACGGACTCCGCGTAAGCGAGATTGTGGGGCTGAATGTCAATCAGTTCAAAACTGGCATTATCTGGAATCTTCTCGGTAAGGGCAATAAGACCAGGATTGTGCCGATGACGCTTGCAGCTCAGAACGCAATTCGGGCTTACATTGGCAATAGGAAAAGCGGACCTCTGTTGGTTTCAAGCAGAAAGCAACGTCTTTCCAAGCGCCAAGCGCAGCGAGATATCTACAACCTGACTGAAAAGGCAGGAAAGAAGATCAACATTCACGGCTTGCGGCATACTTACGGGACTCGGGCCACGCGGCGCGGTGTTCCAACGGTAACGCTAGCCAAACTAATGGGCCACGCATCTGTGGCAACCACGCAAAAGTATGTTCACTTAGATTCTGGCGACCTACAGGAAGCCAATGATCTAATCTATCCATCGGAGGTAGAAGTTTGATGTCAATTTCAAAATCAAGATTAACATGTGAATGTGGAATCCAGAGATCAGTAACAATATCATCACCAATTGGTGTTCAACTTTCAGATTTGGAAAAGCTCAATATAGCAGAAGCTTTGGCAGACGAAATTGAATATTTGGAGGAACAAGGTTTCGCAGGAAAGACTATCAAGTGGGTAACTAATCTCAGAAGTAAATTCGTAGATGATGAAGGGAAACCAAAATGACCCATAACATCGGCCACACTGAGCCGCACTACTGCGTGACCGAAGCCGACCTGAAAGCCGAACGAGCCGACGAGCGCCGCGCCACGGTGGAGCGTATTCGGCCCTACTTTGAGACTCTGGCTGATTCCTTCGATCGAAGCCCCGCTAAACCGGGAGGCCGGTTCGCTGACGAGTTGCGCGAAAAGTGGCGAGAGATGCACGACGCCATCCTCGATACAAAGGCCGACGAATGAAGAACTACGCCGCAAACCAACTGCGTTACTACTTTCAATCGCACAACCTCAACGCCGTCTACCTAGAATACCTCGATGAAGCCTTAGCCGAAGCCGCCGCCCCCTACCGCGAACTGGTCGATGGCATCGACCATGAGCGGACGCAGTACCGCGAGGCGCTGGAACGGCTGGTGGAGGGCTCAGGCTCCTCAGACCAAAGAACAGGACTGGGAACTCGGCAAAGCACTGACCGAAGCCCGCGCCCTGCTGGAGAAGAAGCCATGATGACTGAAAAGGCTGAGTGGCTCGGAGAACTTCCCCAAGCTCTCCGAGACACCTATTCTGGTGAGTTTATCAAGTTATTTGGGAATCACAATGACGAACCACCAAACTGGAAAGAAATAAGACCAGACCAGTTTTGGAGTAAATTCTCAAGTTATGGAACAGGCCAGGCTACATCTTTCCGTCAAATCAGTCCAGCCGACAGGAAGAAACCACTGCTGTCAGTCCATTTGTTCCATTACAGTGATGGAACTGGGCTAGGAGTGCATGTTGACTGGAAATACCAGAATGACCCTGATTGGATTCCGACATTCTATTCGTTTGCCATTTGTGAACACAAGCGGGTATCTACGCTAGATACCCTTCGTGGTTGGCACGAAGGCTATTGCGAAAAATGCGGAATGGGCATGAACTATGACTCCGGGGATTGAAAGTAAAAAACTGAATGCAGTTTTATCCGTAATCGCTCTACTGATTGTCCTAACCATCAGAAGTATGTAAAGCAAACCCCCGGCTCCACGCTCGGAGCCGGGGGTTTTTTTATGCGCTAAAGCGAAATCTGGCTTGGAGCTCGATCACGGAATTTCTCTACATGCGTCACTACGAGAATCTGCTGGTATCGCTTGGTTAACTTCTCAAACGCGGTCCATGCCATCTCTTGCCGGTCGTCATCGAGGGATTCTAGAACCTCGTCAAGGAACAGCACACCCACGGAATCGGACTGCAACTCTGCGATTGCCAGCCGTAAGGCTAGCGCGAACACATCTTGCTCGCCGCCCGACAGGTGGGCAAACCCTTTGAGTTCCCCCGAGGGCGACCGATACTGAATCTCGTAGTTCGGGGTCAGGGCCAGTTCGTCGTACTGTCCATCGGTCAGTTCGGATACAAGTTCCGAGGCGATGGCTTCCAGCGATGGAATCGCTTCCTCCACCAACTTCGCCTTGAGCACGATTAGTTCTGAGACGGTCACATCGAGGGTCGTTACGGCCTTTTCAGCCTCCTGGACATCAGCTGCGACCTGGTTGCCGCTCGCTAAGTCGGTTTCCACGCGTTTGCGCTCGTGCTCGTCTGCCTTCATTTTGGCCGAGAGGTAGGCTGTTCGCTCACGAATCTCTGCCAATCGTTCGCGGTGAGTCTCTACAATTTCATTGGCGGTAGAGATATCGGGCTCTTCTGCAACTTTGAGTAGGTTGCGCTCAACTGATGCATTGCGGTATTCATCTTGGGCACCCCAAATTACTCGACGGGTCTGCAGTCGGAGATTTAGGTAACGGTCAACTAAATCGGCCTTTTCTTGCCATTCCTCGGCGGCCTTCTCCAACTCACGAAGTTCTTCCAGGCGGCTGTTTAGCTTTACATTCTTGCTATCGAGGGCCGCTAACTCCTTTTCGATCTCCAGCATGTGCTCTTCCATCTCGTCGAAAGGCCGACCACAATGAGGACAAACCCCGTCCTTGTGGGCTTTCTGGAGTTCCAAGGTGCGCTCGGTCGTCATCCGCTGTTCGGTTAGTAGGTCAATGATCTGCTCGCGATCCACCATCTCTGGCTGCGGACCCGGATTGGGCGGTAAGCGCAGGGTACCAAGGGCTGCCAAAGCGTCCTGAACCGCCTTAGAAGCCCGATTTATCCTGACGATTAATGCGTCGTCGGCCTGCTTGTACTGGTCAAAAGCACGCATCTCCGCGCGTTGCGCGGCTACCACATCCTCGGCTGCTTTGAGTTCATCAGTGACGGATGCCCGTTCGCGGGCGAGCGCATCGCGCTGCCCTGTGCTTGAAAGGATTTCGTCATCCAGTTCCCTTAGGCGCTTTTGCGCCAGACGAACGTCGGTCGAGCTGCGGCGCAGGATTTCCAGTTCGCGTTTCGCTAGGCGCGTTTCATCCCGTACTCGGTCGATGGCTGACGAGACGATATCCACCCCAAGAAGCCTTAGGACCGTCTTGACTCGGTTTCCGGGAGTCAACGAAGAGAGACCGGCTAATTCCTCCTGCCGGGAGAAGACGGACACAAGGAACCCAACCCGGTCCATGCCCAAGACCTTGCCGACCTCCACGGTCGTCGGGTCGAGGCCGTTGGCGATCCCCTCGCCGTCGCGGTCGAGACTGGCCCCGGAAGTGCCGTTGACCCGCTGCCAGCGCGTCACCTGATAGGCGCCAGAGGGCGTCTGAAACCAAAGTGCCACCTCGGCCTTTTCCGCGCCCCAAGTGACCACATCGGCCTTCCCAGTCGGTAGCACATCAGGACCGTACAGCGCCCATGCGATGGCGTTGGCGACGGTGCTTTTGCCAACCCCGTTATTGCCGACTAAAGCGGAGATTCCTCCTGGCAGTTCCCAGTCATGCACGCCATTAAGGACACGAAAGTTCTCAGTTCGTAGGCGAGATATCTGCACGCTTGATCCATTCGTCCACTGTCATATTGCACTCGTCGCAATAGGTAGCCACTTTCCGGCCATTGATATCAATATATACCCACTTGTGGCATCTCCAACAAGCGTTAGGATTGTGAGAGGGCTTCGAGACCCCTTGTTTCAACATCTTTTCTCTTGACGCCTCTGGGTATCTTGGCAGTCTTGATATGTTCTTTCCAGTTTTCTTCTATGGAGAAGACTTGACTAAGTGCTTGAGATTCCTCTTGTTCGTCTGTGGTCCCAAGGTCAGTTCGACGTATTTGGTATTCAAGGGATGGAGAGAGTTCCTTTCGTACTGATACCAAGTCCAAGGACTGGTATTGCTCCGATGTGCTCTCAATACTGAGTCGAACGATAGCATTCTCGATTTCATGATCTCGTACCACCTCTAGGTAGTTATCTGAATTGGCTATGAGATTGACCCATTCCCGTGTTTGGTGGTCAATAAACCGAACCTTGCCATCCTCAAAGACCGCCGCACCGGTCGGGTTGTTCCATTCGCCCCACGCGAACCTATCTGTCGATCCGACATAGATCGGAAGCAAAGGTGGACGCCGCGCACCTGCTGCTCCGGCGGATCGACGATGATAATGGCCCAATAAGACCGGTTTTTCCCTGGGGAGCTCGCCCACCGGAACGTGATCCCCTGGATACGGCACGTCAGAACAAGCCCAATGGCCTGCGATAAACGAAAAACCGTCCGCCAACTGCAGGTGAGAGACAACCTCGTCTTTGTCGCCGTAAGGAATCATGTACCCGCCCAGCGCCTCACCCGGCTTAGTGAATCCGTGGAATTTTGGGCACTGAGACTCTAATAGTTCGTATAGGTGAATATCGGACTGTGACCGTACAAGGGTGTGGTTGCCATTGACTGAATAGAAGGGTAGGTCAATTTCATTGATGGTACGGATCAAAGCGCCGATGGCCCTCTTGCGGGGACTCGGCGTGTTGGCGAGGTCGCCCAAGTCCAAAATGGCCTCAACGCCCTCGTTTGCGAGGTTTTCCAGGCTCGCCTGGAAGCTGCGAATAACATCACTTTCGCGGATATTGACCCCGTTTGCCGCTCGGTTGCCGTGGAAGTACCCCACATGCGCGTCAGCCAAAACCCCGATCTTCATTCCATCATCTCTTGAAGTCGCTTTTTCTTCAATCGTTCCCGGTAACGCTTTTGCACTTCAGCCGGGGTCAGCCTGCGAGGCGGGTTGAATCCGCCGTAAGCACGGCGCTTGTCAGGAAAGTTCGAGCGGCGTCTCCCGGTGGACTCGCTCATGTGTTATCCATAAGACTGGTCGCTGGCCGCCTCGGAGGCGGTTTCTGGTAAGAGTCTCATCAACTCTTCCACCGCCGTGCGATAACGAAACTCAGCGCTGGAATCACCGTTCGCAAAATCTACCAAGGCTTGCTTAATTTCCTCGGCTTCACTTTCCATGCAACACTCGCCACAGTAGTCAGCCTTAGGATGCCTAGGTTTTCCGAGTTCACAGTTATCCCCCTTGTTGAGATCACAGTTGCAAACACCATGCTCACACATGGCATCTCTGACCTTCAATCCAATGAATGGATTGAGGTAATCGCAGTGAGATAACCAACTATCTTGATTCTTCTTTTTGCGTTCCCCAGCAACAAACTTGCCCTTAGCTTTCGCCTGGTTGTCTGCTTCAATACATTCAACTATGCAGCTTATCTCTGGTGGCTCGTAATCATAGTAGCGGGTGATTTCGGGAGTTTGCACCCAATAGTGCTTCATGGCGTGGTTGACACAACCTTGCCTGTTTTGGTTTCATGGACGGCCTTCTTCACGTTGACAGGAGTGCTTGGACTGTTCGTCCAAGACGATGTGATATTCGAAGCAACAGCCGTCGCTCCAGAATATCCAGCAGATGTACCCTTGTAGGTTGCTACATTATTAGCACCAATGCCAATGACTTTAGCCGATAGAATAGCATCTTGATTAGCACCAAGAAATACGAATTGATGACCTGCCTTCTCAGCCTTCTTGATAATCTTCTTCACCATAGCTGCAGAAGTGTATTCCTTGCTAGCATTTTCAAGGCCATCTGTCAGGATCACAAACAGATTTGCACCAATCGGAGCATTTTGTACAGTCTTTCCAATGGCATCATACAAGGCCGTCATGCCACGCGGTAGATAATCCGCTTTAGTAAGTTTGCGTACTGTCTTAAGTTCCTCGTCCTCCAACACGGATTCATATTGATCATCAAACCGAATCACATTAATACGTGCTGTAGGTGATGTTTTCTTAACTTCTGCGATATACTTGTTGGCCGAACCAATCACCTCTTCTTGTCCAATTGCATCCATTGATCCTGACATGTCTAGGATCAAGTTTATGTTAGTTTGCTGCTGGGTTACCACTTTTACCATCCTTCTGACTTTCTATCTTGAACTAGGACAGGCGCCGCAATCGTAGGCCCGTGTTCGGGACTCGTAATCCAAAACGCCTGCTGTGCTTCCTCGGGTCGGAGCCGCTTACCGTAAGCGTACTCGTCGTATCCCTTCATTGAACCCCCCATGACCAATCCTTGGCTCGGTGGCTGGTACTGATGAAAGTGACCTACCACCATGAAATCCATAGGCTTGTCAGTTGCCATCTGCCGAACACTGGTGCGATGCACACCTAACGAAAGTGGAGCGCGAGCTCCCTGGATACCACTGCCACCCTTGAATTCGTCACCGTGAGTTATCAGGTATCGGGTATCGTATAACTGTACGATATGATCGATGGAATCTGACACTTCGAAGGTGACGCGATCATCTTTGGCAAACTCGCGGGCCAAAACCCGCCACATCAACCACTCGATGTTCGACTGGGCTCGGTTCTTGTAAACCGGCTTATGACTGTTCCTACCGTGATTTCCGACTACGGCCGCTAGGTGAACCTTGCCAAATTCGTCCGCTAGGACGCTGATGGCTTGGTACAGTTCGCCGGTCCAGAACACCGCGCCCTCGTACAATGTCGATTCGTTCGACTCTTTCAGCTCGGCATGAATGTCGCCAGACAGAATGTCACCCGTCGCAAAGACTGCCACACCCTCTATGTCGATCCCGCTGATGTAGTCGCGGGCAAGGACGACTGACCGCTCTACCCACCGCCGAAGCCTCTGCTGGGCGATGGTGCGGTTGTAGGCGTTGATGTACGACACCTGTTCGGGCCGCACGATCTCGTCAAAGTGCGTATCTGACAATTGGAGCGTCACGATCCCAGTATGTCCACGCTTGGCGGGAGTCTTAATCGTCCACTTCGGCGGCTTTACGATGGTTGCGTCGATCGTCTCCAACACGCCAAGGAGCCGTCTTAACTCGTCGTTCTCCTTGGTTTTGGTCTCCAGAGCCCTGGACATTTGCCGTAACTCGCCCTCAAAACTCGTTTCTAGGGCAGTGTCAGCCTCCGCACGTGCTTGGTCGAGGTGCGCTTGGATACCCAACCGCTTGCGCTTCAACCGCACGGCGTCGGGGGTTCGGTGCGCCAGTTCGGCTATCTGTTCGTCTGTGTGATCTGCAAATAGATGTTCGTAGATTCGCCATCCGCCACTCAAGGCAGTTACCTCGTTAAGAATTTAGACGAGTCTCTTGGTAAAGCTTGGCTTTTGTGCCACAGCCTCGGCAATAGATATTGCTTACCTCGATACTCTGCTCGTCGCTAGTTGCATAGTCTAGGAGTGCATCCACTCCATCGTAACTCCAAATCCTTTTGCACTTCGGGTTAGGACATTGTGCCAAGGCATCTATCTTGGAAATATCTCTGAAGGGATTATTACTAATGGGGACCACCACCATTCGGCATCAACATACCGTTCAACTGAATGGCAGGAACGAAAGTTACTTCCCCATTCTCATCGATATCAATATCAAGGCCGCCCATAAAGACGCCAGATAGCAGTGCCTTGTTAATCATCGATGTACTGGCCCACTCTGTAACCTTGACCATTTCTTCTGGCTTAGGTTCTTCTCCATGGAGCATGATCCTGGACCTGTTGAGTGACTCCATCAGGTATTGAGCCTGATCTGGACTCAACAGGTTAAAACCACTCTTCTTCCAAGGAGGTTCATTTTTCTTACGTCTGGGCATCTTTAAGCTCCTAGAACTGGGCTTCGCCATGTACCTTCCGTACTGATTGCGCCCAACGAACTCGATCTTTCATGCTGAACACATACGAATCGAGAAGGTCACGGACGAACCGGTATTGTCCTAGCAATGCTTCTTGCGCGGCATGGCGGTCGGCCTCGGTTGATAAGGGTTTGCCGTCCGCTGCACGCGATTTGGCAGGCAGTTTTTCCAGTTTGGCCTGTGATAGGTAGTATTCTGCGACGACGGCGAGAGCAGCCACGCGGGGAAGCCAGCCGTCAATCTGTCTCGTCACCATCTGATCCAACTGCAACGGATCATCTGGCAGTGGGCTTGAAAGAGTCTTAGCCACTGGCTTTAGTTCGATTTGCACCGCCTCAGCCCAGTCGGCAAAGTCTTCGTCGAGCTCGGTAGCCCGGATGAAACTCGGCCAACGGTAGATATCGCTCACTTATTCCTCAGTTCCTCGTTCTCTAGCGTCAAGGCTAGGATGGTATTTTCCCAATGAGTGACCAAATCGTGGAGCCATTCGTATTCTATGACCGCCCACTCATTTGATGCACCTTTGACATGATACAGGAAAATCGGTTCCCGCATGAGTAATCGTGCCTCTGCTGAAATTTTGTCCAGCAGTGCAACGGGGAAGGTCACGGTTTTCTCGCCACGCCCGTCAATTTGGTCCCATGACTTGGTTTCAATTAGCAACTTGAGCGTCCCAATATCGGCTACCACATCGCCAGCGAGCGTTGGGTCTTCGGCAGCAAAGGCACCGGACCCCACCTGGCGGTGGTAGTCGTATTTCTTGGCAAAGCGGCTTTCGTAGGCCCTGCCTGCCTCTTTGGGCTTGCGTCCCCCTCGGGACATGGGCTTAGGGCCTTTCTTCTCGCGCTTTCTGGGCTTCGGAATGGGACCGTTGGACGGTCTGATACTAGCCATTTAGAACGGAGCCCTGCCCTCGATGTAGTAGTTCACTCTGATGATTCCTTCGATTGGGACCTTGTTGAACCTACCGTTCTTATCTTCCAAGAGAAGAGTGCCATCCTCATGCCCGGAGTACTTACCGGTTACGGTACGCTTGATTTTCGGACCCTGATAAGTGACGACATACACAGTGTCGTCCTTCTCCATCTTGGAGACTGCTTCAACAGCACTTGTTACGCGATTCGGACTGAACGGCATCTACAGCCACCCTCGATCAAACGGCGTGCGGAACATCTTCTCGGTCAGGAATGGATCGGCTGCCGTTGCTGGCTTATCGCCCCACTTACGGATAAAGTACTTGTTGTTGGCGTCGTGCGTGATGTGGTTGGCCTTCTCCAGCTCAGGGTCGGACTTGATAGTACGGCTGCCGTAATGGAAAAACCGCGCCCCTTCGAAGCCGACGGCACGCTTGCCCGCGAGGACGATCCGCCAATGCATGTCCAAATCCTCGTTATAGGCAGGCGCAAAGGTCTCATCGAAAGGCCCTACTTCCAGGAAGAGGTGGGAATTCACCATAAAGCACGAGAAGTGCGGGGTTTCCGGGGCTTCCGTGGTTTCGGCGGCTTCTTCCAAGGTTGGGAGGTCGTTCCAAGGAAGGGCTGTCCAAAGGATGATATCGGGAGAAGACTGTTCGGCAAATCGGACAAGGTTATCGACCAGTGTGGAGCGGAATACGATATCCAAGTTAGGAACAATGACATAATCACACCCTTGTTTCAGTAAGAACTCTATAGCACGATTCCACGCCATTGATACACAGTTGTCTGGATTCTCCAAGACAGTCCCCTTGGATTGTAGGTACTGTCGGTACTCAGGCTTAGAAATGAAGTTTTCTACCCCACAGAACACAATCTCGTGGTCTTCACTCTTAACTGAATCCAATGTTTCCTTCGCGTACTTAAAGTGCTCTTCGTTAGAAATGTACGCTGGGTATCCTATTCCTACCTTCATCTCTTCTCCCGGAAAGAGATACTCATAATACTAGACCCAGGGTAAACCGTGGCCGGTTTTCCACATACAAACTCATCTATCCATCCAATAGCACCATCAAACGTATAACTTATTCTCCAATCATTAAACATACAGATATCGGAGCCATCTGCCTGATGTATTACCAGACCATGAGTTGTATTGTCTGGAAACTGAGTCCTATATAATGGGAAGTTCATTCTCTGGCCAACTTCATGGTGATGATTCCATCCTTGTGTTCTACTTCCTTGTATCCGATGCTCTTGTACAGATTAATAGCTGGTTCGTTCGTATCTAATACATCCAACCAAACATCCCCATTGATCGAGGATAGGAACCGGAAGATGATCCTTCCGAAACCAAACCCCCGCATATTGGGGACCACGCCACCTGTTACCACCCAGCGCTTCTCACCTAACAAATGCCGTCTGGCCAAGATGCCAAAGCCTAGTAGCATGGCATCCTGCTCAACATATCTATCTCTTAGAGTTTCGAATGGTATCTCCAGTAGATACGCATTCAGTTCGCTCTTCTTGTGTAATGGCTTATATGTACCATAATACCACATAATCTGCCGCCATACACTAATGTTCGACCGATCGTGCGTCATAAATTCACGCATACCATTGCGGAGTTGGCGCAGTTTCATGGCGTCACGAAGACTGCCAATGGGCCTGATGTTATACGCGGTAGATCGAGTAGTCATTGTTCACCTTTATCGGCATCAGGTTTTTCTGATCGCGGTACTCTGTCAACCACTGTCGTTCAGCCTCTAGATAGACGGCCATCCCTGCGTTCTGGCCGGGGTCGAGGCCCCACTTGTTGCACCACACACGCATGTCTGCCTCAAACCTAGGTTCAGCCACTAAGGTCGTTCCGCCGAGGTGATCGATATCAATTCCCAGGACAGCTACCCGGTAATCGGCCTCTACGGCACGCATAGGCAGGATTTTGTCCCAAAAATGCGCCGGCGGCACACTATCCGGGATGTCAAGCTTAGGAATAACGCCCTTACGGAAGGCCATAAACATGGAATCGAGGATCAAAGCTGATTGAAGGTCCCTGATGCGCTTACCCGTGTGCTCTTGGAGTTGGCCGCGTGATCCATTAAAGTTGCACATTGTCCCGCCGCCGCGCCCACCCATGATATCCACCTCATTGGACCCGCAGAATCCAACAACGCCTAACTTGGGGTCATCTTCGAAGAAGAACCGCAGACGCTCGTCCCAGCCGTACTCGTAGACAAACACGTCGTTGTGCATGATTGCGATGATTTCAGCATTCGCCCAGCGTGCCTGGAGCTGGGTGATTGGGAAGTAAAAGCCTTTGTTATCCTCGTTTCGAAGAACACTCGCACTGAAGGGCAAGTCATCGGGTAGGACATACGGTTCGTCAGAGGCATTGTCAATGACGACAAGATGAAAGTCGGCGGCGCCCTGAACAGACTTCACCAAGAAGTCAATGCATTCGTTGGTAATCTCTGGCCTGTTAAGGACTGGGATGCCCAGAACAATCATTGACAACACCATCTGATGAATGCATCAGCCAGTTCACCGCCATGAGATATAAGGAAGACCAGTAGAGCACCTAGTAAAATCCATACTAGACATCCGAGTGAATCTACTTTTATTGTAGTCCCGTCATCACTCATGGATCACACCAATGCTCCCCATAGGTGGACGGCCCACATCGGGATGCACGCACAATAGAGTGGATCGGCGTGGCATCGACGGCAAACTTCATAACCGGCGTCCCAATCGAACACCCGACCATATCCGCACCGACAGCCGCCGCTAGAAGGCACGGACCCGGCCAGATTCGGAGTCAATAGACGCGGCAAGAGAACACCGCGTCGGTGGTAGCCATACATCTGGCATCGGTGGCAGCGGTAGTGCCTAATCATACGAAATCATTAGCAGCATCAATCACTTGTGCTGTCTCTTCTTCGGTTAGCGCACTGTGAACAGGTATGTTCATCATCCGTTCGGTGTAGTAGTCCACTCCGGTTAGCCGATCAGCACGTGCGGCGCTGAAAAACTTCTTGAACACTGATAGCCGGTCGTTGCGCCAATGCACCTGTGAAACCTCAACCCCCCGCTCGGCCATGTGCTGGCGGAACGCGTCTTGCATCCCGGCTCGGGGCAGGATCAGGGTGTAAAGCCAGTTTGCCGACTGGGCTCCGTAGGGAACTTCCCGATCGCGGCGGTACGCCTCGTCGAGGTGTGCGTCGTAACGGGCCGCGTTAAGGCGTTGCGCTTCGAGGACCTCCTCAAGATACTTCAGCTGCACGAGTCCTATGGCTGCGTTAAGGTCATTCATGTGGAACTTATAGCCCCAGTCAGCAACATCGAGGGAGCCCCTGAAGTCGGTGGTGTTCTCGCGATCCACGCCAAACCACCGCAAAAGCTTGCCCTTGCGGTAATCACTCAAGTATTTGTAGGCCAGAGCACCTCCGTCCACCGTCGTAATCGACTTAATGGCTTGGAAACTGAAGGCTGTAAAGTCGGCAAGGTCGGCATTCCCGACCGGTACCTTCTCGTACTTGGCTCCGAACGAATGGGCAGCGTCAGAGATAAACCGAATCTCCTTCGCCAAGGTCAGGTCGCTTAGCATGGTGTAATCCACCGGCAAACCACCCCAATCCACGGTCAGGATTGCCTTGGTCTTCTCGGTAATCTTCTCTGCGACGCTGTTAATGTCGATTAGGCCAGTGATCGGGTGAACGTCGGCCCAGACGATCTTGGCACCGAAAGCCATGATCGGGACATTAGACGCTACACATGTCATCGGTGTGGCAATAACCTCATCACCAGGCTTAACATGTGCCAGTCGAAGTGCAAGCGTGATGGCCGAAGTACCAGAGTTGAGGGATGTAACCTGATTGTTACCAAGTATCCTGCTCAGTTCCCATTCAAACTCGTCAACCTTTGGTCCCTGCGTAACATACCCGCTATGGAGAACATCGAGTACTGCGTCGTCCACCTCAGGTGGCATCAGTACCCTAAATAGTTTTATCATTCTGGTTTATCTTCTACATGCTCCCCATTGCGACAGCCCTCGCACCGTATCAGGTCTGAGATAACTACCTTCTCAGCACACAAACACTCTGGGCACAAACATTCTATGATTACCTTGCCGTCTACTATCTCAGCCATTCAGGGTGCCTCGAATTAGCAGATCATCAATTCTTCTGCCACTTACCCCACGAACCTGCCCGTTATACAGTAAGTACTTTAGTGTTCTCAGGTTTCGTCCAGTATATTGCGACACCTCTACGAGAGACATCGCCAGATCATCTCGTAGCCTTCTGATAAACAATAATTCTTCTCTTGGTATATGGGTGCGATAACCAAGTTTTGAATCTAACAGAGCCAAGGCCGTGGTAGCCTTATCGCGATTGACTATTAGATACGGCATCATTCCATTTATCATATCTATACAATCCTTAGTTCTTCCAACCCGGAGTCTAGAGGCAGCATCCACATTGTCATATATGCTAGACCTAATGCCATTAGCGCTTAGAAAGAACTGTATATCCTCAAGGACTTTCCTACTCTTCTTCTGCGATATGTCTAATCTAACACTAGTATCTTGATAGGTGTAAACACAGCCCTCTCCGTCGAAGAACCCAGCGATGTATTCCCAGTTCATCTCATCCACTCAACGTGGCGAAGGGTCCAGTCGATAGTCTTTTCTAGCGACTCATAGAGGGGAATGGGAGGAGCCCACCCTTGACCTCGTAACAGGGTGTCATCTAATGCATACCTGGGATCGTGTCCAGGCCGCTGCTGATGAAAGTCCTCTAACTGGTACCGTAGTTCCTTTCCCATGATCTCAGCGATCATCTCTGCCAGCTCCAAGTTATCTATCTCCCGTTCCCCCCTGACATTCCAACGATCCGGGCGATCTACTACGCCACGGTCAAACATGGAAGGAGCCATGGTCTTCGTGAGATAGAGCAAGGCATCCGCGTGGTTCCGAGCATGGAGATAGAAGCGCGAACCAATATCCCCAGGCTTACCGTGAACCGTAACTGACTGTCCGTGAAAGATACGAGAAATGCACATCGGCACGAACTTCTCCGGGTCTTGGCGCTCGCCAATCATGTTCATCGTGTTAGTGATGACCAGAGGAACACCGTAAGTTCGCCAGTACGATATGGCTATGGCTTCCTGAGCCGCCTTGGAACCGGAATACGGATTGGATGGGATGATCGTTGACCACTCGACAAAGTTCTCGTCGTGAGGTGCTGGTCCGTACACTTCATCGGTAGAAACTTGGATAAAGACGCTGGGCTTGACAGCTCTGGCGTACTCCAACATCGTAATGACCGACGACACATTGTTCTCGATAAACGGTCTAGGGTCTTCGATGGAGCGGTCTACATGCGAGTCCGACGCGAGGTTCCACACATAGTCGATGGGTCCGATCTTCTCGACAAGTCGAGGGCTTATGTCGCTTCGAAGGTCGCAGTACTCGACAGTGACCCGCTTGGGGTCCCACACGTCGAGATCGAGCCGCAGCGAATCTCCCTTATGCCGGAAGGTTGCAAGGCCCACGATCTCCCAGTCGGTGTTCGATAGCACATGCTCCAAGGCGTGGCTGCCCGCAAACCCAGCTATGCCTGTCAACAAGAGCCGTTTACTCATAGTGCTTATCCAGATTTGGCGATTCTTGGCCAGGCTCGGGAACCGTGGTATGGCGTTCCACAAACTTGAAACTGGGGGCGTGGAACGCCAGAGGCAAGCGGCCCGTGGCACCCTGACGGTTCTTCTCGATCTTGCCGTGCGTCTGGTTGCTCAGCGAATCAGCCTTATCTATCCTCCAGAGCATGATGACCACATCTGAATCTTCCTCAATCCTTCCTGACTCTCTCAGGTCTGACAACTGCGGCTCGCCGCCGCGCATCTCGATCTGACGGTTCAACTGTGACAATAATAGCATAGGTACATGAAATTCGCGAGCCATCATTTTCAGGGTACTGGTGATGGCACCGATATTCAGACGCTCTTCCTCTCTCGTCCGGTCTTTGAGCAATTGCAGATAATCAATGACGACAAGCGATAGTGGACCCTCTTGCATCTGCATACGACTCATCGCAGCTCTAACTGTGGTTGTCGTGGAGGAGGGCGCATCCAGAAGGTGGAACGGTAATGCTGCTCTCGACAATGCGAGGTTATCCAAGGCCGTGCTGTCCGCACCATCCTCGACGCCAAATTCCAAGGCTGCTTTCGACAAGGCACCAGACCTGACGGCGTAGCGATACAGCATTTGCTCCGGGGTCATCTCGATACTCACGAAGAGAACCAAACCACCGTTATGCGAAACATACTCGGCAATATTCTCCGCGAATGTGGACTTGCCTATCGTGGTTCTAGCGGCTAGCGTTACCAGGTCTCCTCGACGGAGACCTCCTCCCATCAGGTTATCCATGGTCGCAAACCCAGTAGGCACCACCGATAGATCGGTTTGATTCTTCTCAGTGAAGTACTTCTTCAAGATGGCGGCTTGAGCTGCCGGGGTAACAAGGTTATCTCCGGTATCTGCGGAGCCGATGGCATCCAGCAGAATCTCCTTGGCCTTGCTCTCGACCAGTGTGGCGTCCCGCTCTTCATAGACGGATGACACGATCTGACGGCCAGCCTTTAAGATAGATCGTCTCCGGGCTTCCGCTTTAATTTGTGTTGCGTGACTCTCTATCGACATGGAATGAGGGGTTTCCATCAGCAAGCCCGCCAGATATGACGAACTCTGGTCCTCATTGACCATAAACGGGGAAAGAGAGGAGATATCAATGGGTTTGCCCTGTTGGAACAACTCCAACATTGCTTTCCATATCGCTTCATGCTTCGGGGACCAGAAGTCCTCGGGCTTGAGAATCGTTGCCACGCTGGCTATCTTGGCCGGGTCGAGCAGGACCGATCCGAGCAGGAGTTTTTCCGCAGCAGAGTTATGCGGGGTCTTCTGATTGAGTAATTGAGCCATTGGGTTTATTCTAGCACACCGTAATTTTCCTGGCAGAGCCCTTGGATTTCCTCTCTTCTCTGTCAAAGAAAATTCCACGGCTCTCGCGCGCGCGCGGTTTCCTAGGCTTTCCTAGGCTAATAGCCATGGACACCGTGGAAACATTAGGGATTCCACGAAGGGGGGTGATTTGAAAAGAGGGGGGCCACCGCGTCTCACGCGACCCGAAAATATGTGGTATAGTAGGCACTACACCGCCAAGCGGGCGGGCAAAACAAGAGGTAGATTGTGACGGAAACAATCCGTGTCCGGTATAACCGGAGATTCTCCCAGAAGCTGGGGGATGACTTTGATACAACAGAAATCGGCGGGGAGTGGGAGTTTGAAACCCCTGTCGTAGAGAATTTTGATGACGAGTACAGCAAGGCTTACTTCATCGTCACCAAGACCATTGATCGCCTGTTTGACGGCGTGAGCGAGCGCATAGAGACCGAGAAGGTCAGTAAGCCAGCGGTTAGCGAGGAACGACCCCGCGCAGTCGCCAGCCGCCAGGAGTATGATCCCGACGAAAACCAAGATACCGGTGAATATCGCACATTTGAGCGCGGGGAAGGCGAGGATGACATTGTTGATCGTCAGCCTGTGCATATTCCGAGAGCTCGTGTCTGGGATGTAAAGTCCGGTGAGACCAAGAATAAGAAGCCCTATGTTGCTGTCCGAGTAGGTAACTTGGACCACATCCCCACCAGGAATGGGTATGCTCGCGTGAAGAGTTACAACGCAGCTATGATTCGTAAACTAGAAGCTCTAACTCCTGAGCGTCCTGACTATGTGGACCTCTGGGGCCACTATGAAAGTTGGCAGGGCAACGAAGGTACTATGTGGGACTTCGTACCTGAGAGAGTTGAGAAGCTGTGACAGATAAAAATAGGCCGACGACATTCGGACAATTCGATGTCGTAGCCTATGACTGGATAGATCAAGAGGAGAATCCTCTCATCAAGTTAGTCGAAGACGAGGACGACATGAAGTTGTTAGAAATCGTCGTCGGTGGTGGAGTCATCCTATTGTGGCCTGCCCAAGAGATAGCAAGACAGATTCAAGAACTAGTTTCCCCTGAGCCTGCCCCTACAACATAAAGGCTACGCCGTTTATCAGAAAGCCTGCCATTCCTGCCAGAGCCATAGCGAGGGCGCCCGTGAGAGCGACGCCCTCGTTTCTTTTATGCAACCAGATCAATGCAAGTGTGACTATCGCAACTCCAACAGCCTTCGGTGCCAGGACCAGGGCCAACCCACCTAACTCATAGAGATACACGGATACCGGGTTGAGCTCACCGGTGATCCCGTAACGCTGGTGGGCGAGTAGGAAGGTAATGGCATCCAAGAACTGGAACAAAACCGCAAAGGCCAATAGCCAATACATGCTATCTAGCGAACTCTAAGATGTACCAGTAAGCATCAATATGTAACAGTCGTGCGGTCGATCCCGCTGATTTGTCGATCTTGCCTGGAGACAGGCCCAAGCCAGCGGAGGGCACATTTGATCCCGAAGTGCCCACGCTCACGCCATCGATAAAGAACTCGACGCTCGTAATCGCCGCGTTGACCTCTGCCTCAAAGGTATGCCAGTTGGTATCGGCAGCAACATTGGTATCTACTGTTGTTTCGGTAGATGCTTGCCGAGTAACACCCTCCCATTCCCCGCTATTAACCGAGTGCGTGTAGCGGAAGAATACTCCGTTGGTATGTTCGCCCGCGTGGAGGTCGCCCAGCCCGATACGGACACTGTACGTCTGCGTCCCATCCGACAAAGTTTCTAGTCGGGCAACTACACCATAGCGGACCTTTCCGCCACCGAGAATCACCCGGTTGCCGGGGTTAGCCAGCGCGCAGCGACCCGTCGTGGTCGTTCCCGTGGAGAGCGTAACTACACCGGGATGATTGTTCGCCACCCCGACGAATGAACTAGCGGCTCCGGCACCCGATGGGAAGGCGGAGACCCCGCCTTCGTACACGTCGGTGGTCGCAACCCAAAAGAGATCGTCAGCAATGACCGTGTGACCACGGCCCATTCGGATCGTGCCGACTGGGAATCCTCGCTCATCAGCAGCCGAGACGTCGTATCCGGCTACATAGTCTGTGACGCCTTGAAGGACGCGTTCAGTCGTAAGGCTTGAAAGATCAAGCCCTGCAGCCCCAGAGCCCGATATAACTAAGAGTTCATTCCCTGCATCGTTATACTCATAGAGCTGAACATTACCCGTGCCTGATAGTTTCTGGTATAGGTAATTGGGAGTCGTGTCGTTGCTAGTGACCATAGACTTATAAGCATCAGCCGCAAGATCAAGAGACCATACCTCCATTACAGCCGGAGCGCTGGAATTGGCTTTCATATTCGCTGTGCCTGAAGAAGTAGCCCAAGACCACTTGTACGTGTGACTACCAGGGGATACGCCAGTAAGCACAAAGGCTATTGATGCAGCCCTCCACTCAGGAGTAGTAGCCGCCGCTGCCCTCGCTACAATGGATTCTCCAGCGGCACCAGCAATATCTGTTGTAGACTCACGCAAACCGAAACTGATAAATGAACCAGCAGTCTGTTGAGGTTGAACTACAGAGGTGAGCCGGACGAGCACTGCACCAGAAACAGGAGCATCAAAGGTTACAGCTGCATTGGTAGCGTCAACATCGGCAAGACTAGAACCAGATGTAGCCTCATCACCCGCCGTATGAGACTTGTATCCTAGGAGCGATCCAAGATTAGAGCCACCTCCGCCGCCGCCACTGTTAACAGTAACCAGAGCAATGCCACCACCCAAGTCCTGTACAGTTCCACCAGATAATCGAATAGTGCTTACTGATGAAACAGATGGAGAGCCATCGAATTCTTCAACAGCTAGACTACTTCCGCCACCGCTGTTGACGGTGATTGTACCTACTCCGCTGGGACTTACGGTCGAAACAACATTACTCCCAACAAAGTTCAGAGTATAAACGCGTCCTCTCGTGGTTCCTTCATCTTGGAGACGAATAGGCCAATCTACTGCCCATGTCGAAGCAGCGCCAACGCCACTCACATAGGTCATTACTTGCCCAGTGTGAGTACCAGAAGGCAGGGAGCCAAACGGCAATTCTCCGTAGTGTCCTTGTTCGAAATCGTGCTGTGGGAGTGTTGGATCGCGAGTAACTGGCATTAAGCAGCCTTTACATACTGAGCCGTAACGATTGTTCCGTCGATAAGAACGGTGTGTGGAATGACATTGCCGGTAGGGCCAACATCATAGTGGGTCGGATCATACGCTTCCAGGCCATCAAACCATACAGCGCGGTAAAACAAGACAGGCAGAGACGGGTCGAACTCATTTCCAACTCTATCCAACTCCTCGTAGATTGTCTGGTTAGCGGGATAAGAGTCAGTGGTGGGAGCCGGGTTGTTTGGATTGTCCAAGATAATGATGTATTCAGGGGTATCGCAAGTCGCCGGAATAACAACTTGCATGTCCCCTGCATCGGGAATCGGCCCATTGTTACCGGATAGGTCGCCAAGGTTATCGCCAAATCCCTCTAGCCCCCAAGCCGTATCATCAAACCTCTTTTGGTCTAACTTGGTCCTGGTCTTTGCGAAATCAGACATGGGAGCATGTCTTCTAACTGTTTGAATGTTTATTCCTACACGTTTATTTGTCATGCTACATATCGTACCCAGACATAAGAGGTGTCTATCAAGTCCGCTGTGAATTCGATAGTACGTGGTGGGATAAATGTCCACCCGCTTGTATCCATATACAAGAAATCCACACTGACTGTTCTCACATACTTCGCGTTGGTAGGAAGTAAGTACAGTCTAGCCGTGGACCTGGCAGCCTGAGCACCCACGGCAACTGAGGTATTGGTTCCAGTAGGATTAACTTCGAAACCATCTAAGGTGGCGTAAATGATTACTTGGTCAGGATCAGTAATTGTTTCCCCCACGATGATACCATCTATGCATGCCCAGCAACCCAACGCACGATCAGGCGGTTCGTCGCGAGCTTCCCTGGCAATATCTTCATCAGCCTGATGGAACTCACTCTTGAGTGGTGGTCTTTTATTCAGGACTCCGAGCATGACGGTCTTAGGCATTATGTAGTCCCACCAAGCGAAAGGTACTCGGCTGTTACTTGAGTTCCCACAGGTAGCGTATGAGTAAATATAACTAAACGGGGAGGTGTAAAGGTATAGTGGAGATTTGGTTCCGCATGAACTCCGTTGACCCACAGATTTTGGATTTGGTCCGCGTCACTTGGAAGAACATATCTAGATTCTGATATTCTGGAAAGATTAGCACTTAGAAGTGCATCCTGATTTGCTTCTTCCCATTCTCCCAATGGGTCCCATATAGGATACCCAAACTCATCCAAGGTAATCATAAGATTACCTTCACTATCGGTAACCCGATTACAGTCAAGTACTGCTATGCCATCAGCGAACATAGAAATAAACTTAACCACAGATCGCTTCTCAACACCACCAAGTTGGCCGGATTCGGCGGTAATACTTATCCCACCTTCCTTAGCAGTAGCTACGCTCCATGTCAAGGTTGGAGTTAGTGGTTCAGTTTCAGACTCATCCCACAGCCAAACTTGTTGAGTTGTGGCAGAAGTTATAATACGACAACTGTATATAACATTTGCTGTCCAAGAAACATTGGCGGAGATAACCCCTCCATTGATACTTATTTTACCGGGACTACTTGAAAATGGCGGCTCGAACTGCACTTCTCTATATGGTGTAGTCCCCCAAGGATCAATTGGACTGATCTTCCATCCTACATCCGCATAAGCACCGTTACCTACTTCTAGCCAAACAAATTGAAAATATAACTCAGGTGGGAAAGAGGGCTTAAAGTCTAATCGTCTTATATGACAACCAGAGTACCACAATTCAGCACCTACATTGAATTGAGGATTGGATGGGTCGTTACTTTGCTGAATAAACCCAGCAAACGCGTTCCTTGACTTAAATGCAGGAACAGTAATAGGTACTGTATTGTCATCATAGTGATTCCAATTAAACCAACCACTTGTTCCTGGAAATTGAACAGGAATTTGTCCAAAACCCGGATGATCAGCCTGAGTTCCAATAGTCATGGTATAACCATTTCGGAAATCCAGACTATTGGAGTAATCAGTAGTATCCACTACTCCAATATCAAGAGCATACATTCTAACCATCTGGTCGCCCAAGTCTGGTTGGGCTATTTCGTAATCCATCGGTCGAAAAACTTGGCCAACTGCAGCGGAATCGACACCCTGCATTTCGAATCTTAGCCATGGAGTAGTAGGCTGAGCAGATATCGTAAGAGTAGTACCCTGATCATCAAATTTAGCGGTACCTGTTCCTCTGTTCTCTTGAACAGTCATATTAAATTCCATGGTACCAGCGTACTGTCCGTCGGTCCAGTGGGACAAATCGGTATCACAATCAGTGTATAGGCTCGGATCATCTGGGAGATTGATAAAAACATCCACTAAAACTTGATCTGGCAGGTTTGTGGACCATCTTCCCTTAGCAGCTAGTTGATAGCCATCGTATACATCATCGAATGCATTAAGGGTTCCCACCCATTTAAAATAATGCGGCTCGACATTATGGTTTGAACTTCCGCATTCGTTAGTGCTACCCCCAGGACCGTTTCTGCCGGTGATTAATGAGCTAGCGCCGGTAAGGAACAACTTATTAGTGAATGTACAATATGTTAGGGAATATGCCTCAGAAAGAACAAAATCATCTATCTGCTCGGTAATAGCGATTCTAGTTTGAGGAGGACAAGGATTGTCTAGACCACCGGGGCCTCCTGGTGTGTAGCAATCAAAGTTTAAGCCCCCACTGATAAGAGAGGACCCACCAGAGTCAACAAACTGGGAGACTTCCTTGGCTGTCTTTCCTATCTCGGCACTGACACGGCGATGGCGGAAAGACTCAATGAAAATCTCCTGTTTCTTCTTAACCATTGCTATATTCCGTCACAATCCTCCCGATCCGCATGCGCTCACCTGAAGTAAGCGATAGACGAGGAGAATGAAGGATGGTAGATTCACCGACCAAGAGTGGACCACCAATCTCGTCTGGCTTAAACGAGACGTTGTAACGCTTTACTGGGTCCTTGTGCTCCTGGAGCTCGGTCCAAGCTTGGCGAGTCAGGAGATAAGCATCGTTTGCATCAGCGTTCTCGGCTTTGCGAATCTTCACGCCCATGCGTGCCACCGCGTTCATGTCGATGACGAACGCCTTGATTGGCACATCCCCAAACCCGGTTACCAGCGCCAAGACAGCGCTGCATGTTTCGGAGTAGTCGAGTTCAGCGTCGGCATTGATGATCGTCCCACCCTCGTTCTCTCCCTCGCGGATGATTGTGTTGGAATACGAACCCACCACACCAAGCAAGTCAATGGAACCGTCGTGATTGAATCTCAACCACGAGTTGGTTATCTCACTTAGCCTGGTAATCATTCGGAGGTTGGTTTCATAGAATGAACGCTGGTACAAGATATGTGAGAAGCTGCCTTCAAGACCGTCAATGTCAACATAATAGGCAGTGGCCGAAGCATTCTTAGCACCGCTTAGGGTGGCACGAATGTCGTGCGCTCCAAAGTTTCCCGACCAAGTGTAGACATTCTGCTGGAACTGATAGGTAGAGTTATACAGGTCAACAGCCGTTGGTCCAGCTCCATCAACATACACATGCATGATGCCGAAGGTCGGTCCCTTGCTGCTGATGATCGAAACCTTATCGCCCTTGAAGTCATACATCATGGCACTGCCCGATATTGTGGCTCTCTGGGTTGTGAAGTTCCGATAGTATGTTCCCTCGGCTTTCACCCAACTCCCGGTGTACCCAATTGATGGGTCATTATCCTTGATAGGACGGTATGAAGTTCGGTACTCCCCGGTGAAATAGTCAATCTGCGGGGTACCACTAACCTGTTCTACCTTCAGGGCATGAACATCAGAAGTTAAGCCGGTAACCTCAAATCCTTTGACTTGATAGGTTCCGCTGGGGATAAAGGCTGTGCCCTGATCCACATTGTCAACATAAAACCGTGCTACGGCATCGCCGCCGCTCGTGCCCTGTGTAAAGTAAACGCTGTTACTGACGCCACGGAATCGGTGGATAGAAAATCCTACCGACGGCGTGCCTGAAAGCCTGGTAACGAGCGAGTTACCCAGAACTCCATCGCCATTGAACGCACCCTGCTCTCCAACAGAAGCCCAGGTTCCTCCTCGGATAACATTGCCGCTATCGTCATTCTCGATCCATGGTATGTCGTAGGTTGTGTCTGGCCCAATCTCAGCTGCCTTGTTATAGACAAGGACGGACGCTAAGCGGGCGATCTGGTCAGTGGAGTCCGAGACGATAACTCGGACAAACCGGGCATTGCCGCTGAAAACATAAATGTCTCCCTTGTCAGACTGAGGAAGAGTGTCGGTCTTGGAACCGCGACTGGTATACGACACATCATCGGTCGAGGTTTCCACGGTGTATTTGTACCAGCGCTGGTCCCACCAGGGCGGAACTACCCGAATCGCGTTAAGGGCTTGGGTTGACCCCAAATCGATGGTCACATAGTTCGAGCCGCTCAAGAAGGCCGCCCAATAGTTGTTCTCTAGCGGGTCGCCGGTAATAGCGTTTACCGCAGGGTGCATTGGATGGGTGTCGCTCGCCCGAATGACTGCAAGCGGAGCCTTGCCGATGTTGTCGTAGAGGAACTCTTGGTACAGGTCGTCAATGGGCCAGCCATCAAAGTCTCGCCGTCCCACATTCTTGGTGCTAAGAAGGATTCCGCGCTGCGCGCCACCGAAACTGTAGGTGTTATCGGTGTTGATGGTCCTGGTCGTTTGGTCTACTACCCCAGCGAAAATGAGCTCATTGCCGTCGTAAAGGCGAAACCGACCTTCATTGGACCGATCGCTATTGGCGTCGGGAATGTACAAGATGGCCTCATCGTCCATCGGGATCGTTACATCGGCATCCCCTACAGTCCCAAGTTCGTCGGTGATCCGGGCTGAGATGACATTTGGAGAGGCGAAGAGTTTATTGAAGTTATAGTCACAAATCTCAAGGATTAGGTCTTGGTCCATTAGCGTTCCAATCTAGGATTCATGTACACTCGGACATTACCTGTTCCTGTGACTTGAGAAATATTAGCGGTAAAGGACCCGCTGCCAACATGGTATATACCAAAGTCTGGACCACTCGTAAGCATGCTAAGATAGTTTGCGCCTGCGGTATCCTTGATGGTCAGGTTCGAACAATTCACTGTGATCGTGTTGGCGTGTGATCCATTAAGTTGGAACACCTTGCCGCTGTTCGAATGTGAAACGCGAATGCCAGTAATGCCTGGTGGTATCTCGAAACTGGGATAGGTCTTTCTGGTATCAGGCATATTCAAAACGATGGTATCGTCCCCGCTGATAGCGTCGGTGGTTGTTACCTCGGGTCCCAAGAACCAAGGAAAGGCGTTGAATACCATGTTGAACGCAATGCGCCGGTGATCGGGTGCTATGAGAGGGTTAGAAGCTGTTCTGAACTTGGCCAACATCCAATGATCAGAAGGACCAAAGAACAATGTCGATGCGCTCGCAACTCGGGCCACCATTCTGAGTGAATCACGATACTGATCTAAGCAATCTCCAAGATGCGCTAAGCCAGTGACATGATCTAAGCGAGACAACACGATGAACGAGAGGTTAACTTCTCGGAAGCCCGCACCCTGATCGTTCATAAATCCACCATCTCTACCGATCACATCTGTTTGGGCTATTCGCATAAGGAACGGGTTGTCTTCGGATTGGAGATACCCTGGAAGATTTTGCCCGTCATATTTCACACGGTACTTGGGGGTGGGGTTAACAGGCATGGCTACACTCTCAACGCATCTCTGATGGCTTGACTGATAATGTTATAGATCATTTGTTGTAGTAGAGCAGGCTCCAAACCATTAAGTTCTACCGGAACATTGATGACGAAGTTACCTTGAGTTGGATCAAAGTTCAGACCACTTCCACTGGATAATTGGCCACCTAATCCGAACAGCGTTGGCTGAGATATCAAGGCTGAGAGTGGCCCAGCATTGACTACCAAGTTGCTGAGTAAGGCTTCCTGTTGCAGTCTGGCAGCCTCAAGACGGTTCGCCTCATCCATCTGTTGGGTAAGTTCTTCGATGGCGATCCTCAGAAGATTCTCGTCAAGACCACGAACTTCTCTCAGGAATGCGGCGTCTTTGATGATCGTGATAATGTCATCTGAAGCTTCTTTTGTCGCGCCTGGAATCTTGCTTTGGAGTTGTAGGGCTATTTGAATTGCTTGTTGCAATTGGGCACTAGACAAGTCCCCGATGTCTAGGATAGACTGGTCAGGCCCATTCGCGGCGCCAGTAGGCGTGCTACTAACTCCACCACCACCAGTAAAGGTCCCACCTATATTTGGGGTGCGGAATGCAGAAAGTAGTCGGCTAAACAGTGCTTGAATTTGCGCGCTAAGGTTGGTCATGACTGATCCAACATTGCTTGTCGTGAAATTCCTTGCTCTCTGGGTGGATGATTCAGGGTCGTCTCCCTCGAAGAATCCTCCTCGAAGGTCTCGCCGTTCAGTAGTAATGATTGTCCGTATGATAATCGGATTCGCAGCGACAGTGGCGGCAACGCCCGCTTGGGCACCCGCCAGCGTTACTAGGGCAGCAATCAATGTGCCCACAGCTCCAGAACTGGTACCAGATTGCAGAATAACGCCCAGCAGCGTTTCAGCCAAGGCAACATTTCCCTGTCCAGCCGAAGCCAGTTCGGGAATCAGCGTTCGCAATTGATCACCGTAAGCCGCCACGAGTTGAGATGCTTGGCCAGCAGCCTCAGTAATACGAGCCTCACCAGCGGTGAACTCATCCATTGAGATTGCGCCTTCCTTCATTCTGTCGAACAGTTTAATCAACTGGTCGCCCTGTTCTTCAGCAAGTCCATCAAGAATCAATGTTGCGTCGGCCGCTATTCGTTGTGCAGCAGTAAGTTGTTGAGTAGCATCAGTTGCACCCAAGAGTTGTGCCATGAGTTCTTCGGCAGATAACGCTTCTCCATCCATACCCTCAGTAACTTCTATTACAGATGCAAACAATTCATCTGAGCTTCTTCCGACTGCTGATATGGCACCATTACTAGCAGTCATCTCATCAACCAAAACTCCGAAGGTTTCTTCCGTAAGAAGATTGGCCTCTCCTAGCATTTTGATGGTTTCTACCATGGCTCGAAGATTATCTAACTGAGTTTCGTTTTCGGTACCGGTAATTCTGATTCCAATACTCGACAAATCAGGAAGTTCAATACCGCTCCCAATGCCTGGGATTTCAATTAGTCCTTTTGCTTGAATGTTCCGAAGTCGCCCCTCAACATGAACAATGGTTTCAGCTATATCATTTGTAACACCAGCTTGTTCTTTCAATGAGGTAATAGCACTAGCCTGATCCGCAAGCTGAGTGCCAAGTTCGATGGCGGCGAAGGCAATAAGCAAAGGAAGGAATCGAGCCATGAGCGCCACGGCTCCAGCCAAGGCAGTTCTTAAGCCACCAACAACACCGGCCATGACTCCTAGGCTCCTGCTTGCAACTAGTGCTTGCGCCGACAAAGTTGTCATTCCCAACCCAGCTGCCCTTGTAGATACTGCTAAGAAGTGAGTTGATCGGGCAGCTAAGGTAGCTTCAACTGTAAAGAGTTTTAGGCTGGCTGATCCACTAATGAGCAAAGAGGTTCTAAAGGCCGCGAAACTAGTGCTAAGTCCCAATAATCCAGCACCGAACCGCTCCAATATGGCAATGGCTACTAAGGCACCACCAGTGAAAGCCAGGAATCGTGCAGAGAATGAAGTAAATTCTGGGCCAGCAGATTCCAAGAAGCCAAGGATCGAGTTTCCGAAATTCAGGAATCCCTTGGCTGCTGTTTCCATATCTTCATCAAGACCCAGCAGCAGAGTTTGTATGCGAGTGGTAAACGACTGGAATCTTCCCGGCAATGTATTGGCGATAATCAAACTGGCCGCCGATAGTTCCCCAGTGCCATCGGAAGCATCACGAGCCATCTCTTGCAGGGCAGCTCCGATAGATGCAATAAGTTGATTGTTGAATCCAACAGCTCCAGGGTTCAACGGAGGGATAAGTTCTTGGAGGGCCAGCCGACCCTGTTCGGCGGTGACTGCACCTGATTGAACTGCTTGGAATAACTGAATAAGGATAGCGTCGGCATCCTTCAGATTGCCAACAGCATCCCGAGTCTCCACTGCACCTTCAACGATCTTCTCGAAACCCGCAAGTACCTCTGGGTCTGACAATTTAGAAAGGCTGGTCCGCAATAGAGTACCGATTTCTCGACCAGACTGACCGGTACGGAAGATTAATTGGTCCATGATGGCGGTCAAGAAACGAAGATCGAAACCGGATACTTGTGCGTTCAATCCAGCTTCAGTCAGACCGTCTGCTAATTGGGTAATCTCAAAAGCAGAGCGATGGCCCAAGCTCACTACACTGTCTAGGAATGATCTGAATCGTTCCAAAGGAGTAAGATTGCCAAGACTATCAATCTGTGCCAGGCCATCAGCCGTGATTCTAAATAACGATGTCAATTGGGCAGCGGCTTGCTGGGTATTTGTCCCAGGTCCAAGAACATTGGTAAACTCACCAATGATTTGTTGGAATCCCTCTACATCACCTAGCAGTGCATCGGTGTCTAAAGTTCCAGTGCCTCCATCAGTTTGGATACTTCGTAGAGCACCGGCCACAAGGTCTGTGACAGCCAAGAGTTCTCGGAAGTCAGTAGCAGTTTCTATAGCAATATCTCCCAAGCTTCGCAGGAAACCATCGGCTTGGGTATCGGATAATCCTCCGAGTACCAACCCCAGTCTGGCGGTATCTCGATCAATGTCTCCGATAAGTTGGAATCCAGCACCAATGCCCTCTATGGCGCGGCTAAACGCGTTATAGATGACCAAGCCTTCAGCGATTCGCAAAGCATGGTGGCTAAAGGTCCTGGTTGCGGTGTCCCACTGAAGCGCATATTGCTTCTGCAGATTCGTTAGCCGGGTCATTTCGGCGTTCAGTCGTCTGACTCCGGGAGCACCAGCATCGATCTGCCGTTGTACATTTACGATTTGGGCAGCGACATTGCTTTGCTGTGGTATCTGCCCAGCCACTCCACGCCGCTGCTCACTTGCAAAGAGTCGCTCTTTCTCTTGGATGAGTTTCTGGACGGTGGGGGAAATCGTGGCTTCGAAGCGCTTTAGGGCAAACCCAGCATTCTGGAACTGGATTTCCAATTGCTTGATCTGAGTGGCTGCACCTGAGAATCGAAGATTCGGGATGGTGCGAGATAGTTCTTGAAGTTGTTTGTTGACATTAATCAGGTCTTGGATAGTCTTCTGACTACCAAAGCCCCCACCAACACCTAGTTTTTGTTGTGTCGCAAGTTGCCGCTCAAGATTTCTACGCTGAAGTAGAAGGTCACGACTAGTTTGTAACTGTTGCTGTTTTATCCCCGCAGCGATGCCAGCCAGGAGTGGTTGCAATGCTGCTTTCAGCCCAGCAGCACTTCCAAACTCTGTCTGCCCCATTAATCCTCGTTGAGCGAGAGTGGTAGAAGCCAGTTGAAGTTGCTTAATCTGAGCTGCTGTTGGAGCGAGTCCCGCCGCAGCTGATGTGAATACCGGACCTTTTCTGCTTACAATGTCGAACAACTTCTGAAGTTGTGCGAGTTCTCGGTTAAGAGACTTTACCGCATCTCGGGCACCGTAAATTTGCTGCCGTCTTGCATTCCAAGCAGCAAGGGACTCATTCTTATCACGAGAAGCACTCAAGTTGCCAACTTGATTTAGTGCATCAATGTCAGCTTGGATTTTGGCTGGAGTCCGGGTAGCACGCTGCGCTCTCTGCTCAGCCTGCTGAACTACGCGGAGAAGACTATTGATTTCGCGTTTGGCTTGGTCAGAGTTAACGCGAACATTTATGAGAATGTCGTCTCGGGGCATTAAGTGCCTTCTATTTCGGAGTCACTGAACTCCAACATCATGGGTCGTTCGCCGGCGCCGGTCACGTCCATTGCTTTGCGAACAAAGTCAGCACACTTATCCGATGAGTGCCAAATAGCCTTGGGCGGCTGTGCCTTAGTAGGCAACTTGAAAAATTCCAGGATTCTCCGCGCCTCAGACACTACGATAGATAGAGTCCAAGGCCATTCCGTGGGGGATCGATATTCAGGGAAGAGGGGCTGATTAGTATGATCGGCGGTCTGGACCAGCACCAAAACTTCCGGCCGCCGACCTAGTTTTTTAGGGCCTCCGGTTCGACCATTAAGCCGTAATGGCTCGACGCCAATAAATCGAGCACAACCGAGCGCAGCTCGTTCACCTCGGAACTGGTCTTAAAGGCAGGCTTAGTACACTTTTCGTCCAAGAAAGTACCGCGACTGATCATCTGGCAGTTGAATTCCCTCATCCAAATGCCAGCTAGAATGTTTTCGATCAGGGCGGGTTCAGCCTCGACTCGGAGGTCTTCCAAGGAAATCTCCTTAACCTCTTCGTCCAGTTCCTTCTTGGCGCTCTTCACCGTAGCCCTTACGGATTCCTCGCGTTGCTCCTCGATCTCCTCAACTTCGAGCTCGTGCTGCTCAAGGTCAGCGTTCGTTATATCAGGGCCTTCAGGATCAGGAACAAAGGTTTGGTCCCGGTTCTCCAGGGATTCACGCTTAATCGCGGTTGTTCGTTCTGCCAATCGGTTATTAATCCACAATACCGATAACTGGTCCCGGTTATATTCTTCTAGTTCTTCCATAACAAGAAGTTGCCGTTCGTTAGAATCCGGGTCCAAGAGCTTCTTTCGAAGTTCTCTAGAGACACGGCGTGCATAGGCTTGGCACATGTCCCGGTCGATTGGGTTCATGGACTTGATCCAAACCGTCATCTCGTTCTCAGTGTCTTTGTCTAAGACGACGGGCACAGGCTTTAAGAATAGTGTATCGAGTGTAGGTGTTTTCATAGTTCCTTCCAACAAGAAGGGGTGGGTCCCTGAGCGGGGGACCCACCCCTTCATTTAACGGCCTCCTAAGTGGCCATCATTTATCCGGTGGAGTAGATTGCATAGGCATCACCTCCCCTATTGGTTTGTTTCCATTATACCATAACACAAAAACACCGGGGTGGAGCCATTCATGCTCACACCCCGGTGAATGTGTTTTCCATCCTAGGTTATAGGTTTGGAGCCGCAGCGAGGAATTGAACCCCGATTCACCGCTTACAAGGCGGGTTTCTTGCCGTTAGAAGACGGCGGCTCGCGTGTTAGAACTAGGGCGCGGGCTCAGGCTCGGGCTCTGGCTCTGGCTCAGGTGCGGGAGCCGGGGAAACGGCTTCCGTGATCGCGTCAATGTCCGCGTCAGCCTCTTCGGCTGTGACAAGTAGAGCGTCGATCTGCTCCTGGGTGACGGCGCCTGCCATCAGTTCGTCAAGTTGTGCCTGTAGTTCGGCCAACTTTGCGCTTGCGTCGGCTGATGCAGCCATAACTGCATCAAATGCTGCCTGTGAGCTTGTCTTAAGGTCTTCTAGCTCTGCTGATAGTGCTGTAATATCTGCCATTATTGTCTCCGTGTTTTCAAGGATTTGTAACTGTAATCGGTTTTTCTGGGAATTCCGTTTCCCACCCCACAATGAGTCCCAGAAATTCTCTGGTTGCCCACCACGGTCTTTATTTCTATCTACTTTACTCGTATCGGTCCCCCTTTCTCTGGAGGATAACTGCTCCTATAACAGTATACCACATACCTCCATCCTGTCAATAGATTTGGAGGACCAGTTGGGGGTCGAACCCAAGTCGTCGGTTTACGAAACCGGCATCCTAGCCACTAGACGACTGATCCCCTGATAATTTTTCGCACCTGAGGCCATGAGGAGGCCCTAGGAAGCCCGCTAAGGTCCGTAGTGAGGTTGTGCGCCCTAGCAAATAAAATTGCCTTCCTGTCGGATTCCAGGAACTCTAGGCAATTTTGAGGCTTGTCATCAACAAGCAATTCTGCGTCAGTAAAATCGATCTTCCGATCTTTAGGCCCGACGATGGTGACTCTCTGGAATTGAGGGCGCCATTTGCCGAGCCACTTCCAAGTGTTGTACTCGGCCCATTGGGGCTTGGAGGTAACGCATTCTAGATAATGACCTTCCCGCCGTAATCGATCTAAGGTTCCGATTGCTCCGTCTACGGCAGGGAAGGTATGCCATAACCATTCTCGTTCTCGTAGCCATGTCCACCAGTTCTGTCCAATGATAGGATCAAGGATAGGATGTAGGTCCCACTGATAGATATCTTCTTCGGAAAGAACTACACCGTACTCCTTCTTAACAGAGTCGCGGAGTCCCCCCACAAAATCTAGAACAGTATCGTCTAGATCGATTGCCAAATGCATTACTTCGACTTGATTTCGACTATTTCAACGGCTTCTGTAGGATTGAAGTCCCAGATCGAAACATCATCTAATCCAAGTCCTGTTCCATTTTTCTCAATCAATTCCTTGAGCACGAGGGCTTCAATGCCTCCGTGGACCGCGATCTCGTAAGAGATCGTAGCCTTGACAACGGAATCTACCACTTACTTTCCTTCCTCTTCATCGTGAAGAATCTTCGAAGCCACGAATTCCCCAGCCATGATATTGAACATCACGGCAGCCGCGTGGTCTTCGTCTGTTTCCCCCGTCGCCCATTGTATCAGATGCCGCAAAGCCGACGAGCGATAGCGTGCTAGTTCTTCTTCTCCTCTCGCCATCTCCCAATTGCGAGCGTCGTATTTCTCAGCTCCCCTGGTCATCAGGTCTGCAAATCGCGTTAGCATCTGCTCATGATACGGAACGCCGAGCGGAAATAAGAGATCGAATCTGGCTTTCCCATCCTCGGTATCGCGTACCATTCCGCTCTCGTACTCGCTACGCTTGCCAGAATCCTTGGTAATCCTTGTCATACCTTCCCTTATCATCGTAGAACTGTGGTTGCTGGTAATCCTTGTGGGTGTGACGATCCTTGGTGTTGTTGGTTCTAGAGCGAGAAGCATCACAGCATTTAATCCCACCAGGACAAGAGGGGAACATATAAGTCTTGGGCTTATGCCTCTTGAAATTAGCCATCAACTCACCTTTAGTATTGGTACCGCCCCAGAGAATCGAACTCTGCTGCATCTATATGTAACATAGAGGCCCCCACCAGAAGGCAAGGGCGGTATTGGAGCCGGAGCTGGGAGTCGAACCCAAACTGAATCCTTACCAAGGATTTAGTCTACCGTTAACTTACACCGACTTGTTGTTTTCTTCTTCCCTCTTTAGAATACGAAGACAGGATTCGCACGACTTCTCGTCGGCAGGCAGTTCCGCTGCAGTCTTCGAATCCATATATCCCCACTTACCACAATATGCTTTCGGAAGACCAATGCGGCTCTGAAACCGCTCGACATGCCAACTCTTAATAAGGAACCACATCTTTATTGAATCCCTGACTTACAATTCTTAGCTGCCGCGTGGCTGTTCTGGAACGCTCGTTCCTCGGAGTCACCATTCGCAATCGTCTTGTTGAAGACGCGCATGAATACTTGCTGACAACGAGTAGTGGTATATTCCTTTTTTACAGCCTCGGGAAGCTCCTCTGTCTTAGAATATGGCACTTACTTTACCTTCCTGAAAGAATCTTCATAATTCGATCTCCATTTCCGTACCTCGCTAGGGCTTGGAAGTCCTGGTATATGCACAATCTCGCCAAAAGGTTCAGCGTAAGGATCGTAGTCTTCCTCTTCGCGCTTGCGTTCCCAAGCAAGTAGTCTCAGAAGAAACCACCGACCTATGCCTTTTATATCGCGCATGTCCTGCCTCCTAGGGTATTTGGGTCTTTTTATTAGTGTAGCCTCTAGTGTGTGTTCTGATGCGGTGACAGTTGGAGCAGACCACATCGCACTTGACTATCTCCAATTGTAGGCGCTCAATAGACATAGAGGAGGCTCTGACTGACCCTATCGCGAATTCCTTGTCGCCCCTATGGTCGAAGTCCATGACATATGGTGGGTAACTTTCCCCGCAGTCGGCACATGGCTTGCTTTTCGCTGCATCGATATAAGCTCTAGTGCGTGCCCGTGCGCGAAGGTTGGAGTCAATGTATTTCTCCTTGTTCGCCTCATAATGAGCACGATAAGATTCCTGTGATGCCCAACCGCTCATGGTCGCCTTCTATAAAGTTGGTCTGGGAGGCTGGGATCGAACCAGCGACCTTCTGCTCCCAAAGCAGACGCGCTACCTGGCTGCGCTACACCCAGACGCTAATTGGAGAGAGGGGGCACGATCCCCTGACGAGGGGCTATCACCCTCGCTTGGTCCCAACCAACATGGCTCTCCATTGAAATCCCGGCTACACGGCATTACGCCTTACCACTGCCCCAAACGAAGGAGCACCCACCTTCCTTACCGGGTGCGCGTAGCAGCGGCCTCACGGCTCACACTCCACGCTACCGTGGGAGTCACCCACGAATTATTGGTGCTACCGGACGGGATCGAACCGCCGACGCTCTGCTCTTCAAGCAGACGCTCTACCTACTGAGCTACAGTAGCACTGGTGGTACTCCAGGGATTCGAACCCCGATAGCCAAGACGACTGCTTTACACGCAGTTGATTTCACCCACTTACCATGAGTACCATTGGCGCCGCCAGAAGGACTCGAACCCTCAATAAAAGCTTAGAACACTTCGACCCATCCAATGGGATGGCGGCGTATTTTGTTACGGAGTGAGTGCGCTCAGTGCTAGAGCAACCAGCACTAGCCCAACCCATCCTAGTTTGATGGTGCTAGTTCCCAACTTGAAATCGATAGCCTCTAGTCCAAATAGGATTGCGGCTATGATATACATAATTAGATCAGGAGTAACGTCCATTTATACCCTCTTTGCGAAGAAGATGATCGCTAAGATCACCAATATGATAATCAGAATTGTTACTACGTCCATTTTCTCACCTCTGTTGTGCCGGTAACGAGACTTCCGGCTCGGAACCTACCGCCAGAGCGATGCCGACGAGGGCCTTCCCGAGATGGCTTCTGGCTTATACCTCGGTACACATGACCCAACCGCTTACGGGGACCACGTGGTAGTCCTTGGGAGCGGGGTTAATTGGCGGAAGGCCAAGGAATCGAACCTTGGCTGGTGTTACCCAGGCTACTGTTCAGCAAACAGACACATTACCGCTCTGTCAACCTTCCGTTGGTGAGTCCGGCAGGGCTCGAACCTGCATACGCGGAGTTTAAAAGACTCCCGTTCATCCGTTGAACTACGGACCCATTTGGAGGACTCTGCCAGATTCGAACTGGCGTAAGCGGGTTTGCAATCCGCCCCCTCGCCGCTCGGGCAAGAGTCCTTGTTAACCTCTGGCGACTGCGGTGACCACAAACACACCCTACTTACGCTGGGGCCTACGATGATCGCAAGCGATCTTGGGCGCCTGGGCAGTCCGCCGATCAGACGCGCATGTGGTCTCTTCCTCAGAGGCTAATTATTGGAAGAAAGGCTTACACACCGCGCATTTATTTCTGATTCACGCGGCCCTTATCTAGTCCGGCTAAGCAGTACAGAAACACTGCTTTCGCCCCCCACTCCTGGGCCTTCCTTCGCATCTATTGGTGGGCAGCATAGGGATCGAACCTATGACCTACTGTATGTCATACAGACGCTCTTACCGCTGAGCTAGCCGCCCGCTTGTTCTTTTGCTCGTTCTAATATCGACTTGCGCTCTTCCTCAGGGTCTACTAAAACTACTCTGGGAGAAGGTGATAAAGGAACAACTTCTTCTTCCTTATCCTCCTTCGGTCGGTCCGGCATACGCTCCTCGGGTCGGAACTGCGTATAAGTTCGCTTTCGTTTAGCCATGATTCACCCCATCGTCTTCGATAGTAATGTTGGATTCTTTGAAGGGGACTGCTCCACCTTCATTCTCCCAATCGGATGCTGGCTGATCTTCTACTGATTCGTAGATGCGCCGCAATCGATCCGATTCGGTCCTGCCTCCAAAGGCAGGTTGGCGAGTAATTATTCCTATATCGTTCATATTCTCCTTAGATCGTAGTTTCGCCATCTGTCCCTATATACTCCATCATCATCGGGGACTTGCATGGCCGATCCGACCACCAAGTGCCAATCATTGATCGTAATGTGGAGTCGTATACCTTCAAGACCACAACTCCATCGTGTGCATAGATGTATTTTCATAGTTTTGGTAGCCCCCCTGAGATTCGAACTCAGACTGGAACGCTTTTGAGACGTTTGCCTCTGCCGTTGGGCTAGAGGGCCATTGGTACCCTCGGTCAGATTCGAACTGACACTGGACCGGGCTTAAACCGGACGCCTCTGCCGTTGGGCTACGAGGGCTCTCTTAGCCGGAACCCGGCCTGTACCTGTTCGGGTTCGGCACGAATAGCCGACCCCTTAGATTGATCAAACAACTCTGCTATTGTATGCGATCTTTTCTCAATTGTCAAGTCATGCTCGGCAGCCCATTGTGCGGACTCAGTTGCATTTAACTCACTGAATCGGATGCTGGCTGAAATTCGACCAGGACGAGCCACCGCTGGATGGAATCTACCGATATCTTCATTGGTAGTAATCAGTACAAGGATGCGAAGCCCTTGACCAATCAATCCATCTACGAGGTTCAGTAGACGACTTAAACCCTGGCCTGATCGCTCTTTAGCATCTGCGCTTAAGAGCTCGCCTGTATCTTCGAAGATCAGGGTGCGCCAGCGTTTGTCTGGCTCACTCTCGCCCTCGTCATCATCAAGCGGAGAATATCTCTCACTACCGATGATAACATTCATCAGATAGGATGCTTCTGCACCGAAGAATTTCTCAGGGTCAACGACATACTCGAAATCACACCAATCTCGCCATTCGTTAGCCAGTGCCCGAATTGCATAGGTTTTCCCGGTTCCTGGAGGGCCATACCACAAGAGCAATTGTCCTGTGACTAAAGATTCGGGCCGGAAATCCTTGGCCAACATCTTCGATAGACCTGTGTAGGTCTCATAAGAATAGTTGGGTGCGATTTCGTCCCATTTTGGAACTGCAATCTTCCGACGAATCAGATTCGGGCCGTTGGATGCCAGCGACCAGAAGTGCAGATCAATGATGTGTTCGTCGCCTTCGGCTGTGATCGGCTTATACACATCATGTAGGCCGATCAGCCACTTCACACCTATGTCATAGTCATCTGTGTAACAAGTGAAGGTAGAAGCTCCGGCATCGCGAGATACAATGTCAATGATAATCTCGTCATTGATCCAAGTAAAACGCTCCCAGCGCTTGCTGCTATTCTTGAAAGTTTTGGGGTCCATGTAGCTGCGCCGATAAAACAACGGCACGCCCATGTCCGCAAGGTGAGACTCTTCTACGACTACATCCGTCTCCCAATTGGCAGACACACAATAACGAAGACCTCGGGCCGCGATCTCGCGCATCGCGATATCGTGTCCCAGACTGTCATCGCTGGTTTCCAAGGCCAATCCAATTTGCTTCGCATCAGTCTCGACTAATACCCCTGTACTTGCCGGTAGACCAATTTCAGCCCTGGAGAAATCCTTGCCCTTGTCGTATGATCTTCCCATGTTCCTCCCGAAATATTTGGGGTGACCGCAGAGGCTCGAACTCTGTTACCTCGGTCCACAACCGAGTGCCTCAGCCGGTTTGGCTTCGGCCACCATGGTTGGCGGGAACGGTAGGAATCGAACCCACTGCGTTCTGCTTTGGAGGCAGTCGCCTTACCTTAAGTCGAACCCGCGCTAATGGGAGTGCCAGGCCAAACGCTCAACTCGACCCCTGTTGCTCCCTTGTCGGGGATTCTACTACACCCCGATAGCGCTTGTCAAGTTTATCCTTGAGGCTGTTCGCCTGAAGGCGGATCGCCCAGAGCAGCGCTTCCAGAAGAAGCCGCCTCAGCAACGAGGGCCTTGGTGGTCTTCGCTGAGAAGACGAGCTGACGGATAATTTCTGTAGCGATGGCAGCGGCAGCAAGGCCAACAGCCACAACAAACTCAGACGAGAACTCTAGCCCTAACTGGCCAGCAATAAACAGCGTAGCAGCAGTAGCAGCGGCAGAAGAGTAAGCGACAATACGAGCAGCTTCTCGTTCTAGTAAACCTTTAATCCAATCTGGTAGCATATCTAAATTCCTTACTATATAGTATTATCCCAACGCGACCTTCGCGTTGTTAATCTTCTGGTTCTGCGCCGTGAGAATCACGGTCATGTCATCCAGTTGAGTCTTTAGAGGGGCAGTAGCAGCAGCAATCTCTGCGGCGCAATCCGATGGAGTAGAAACAGTCTCAGCAGAAATAAGAGGCGTTAGTGTAGAGATATGGAAATATCCGCGCTCTTGCTTGCTTCCTGTCCACAAAGCACCCGTATACCATGCGCTTGATCCATTGATGTTGGCTCCACCGACTTGAAAATCTGGATAAAAGATAGTACCAGCCGGGAATTGAGCAAGAGCTGCGTTTGCAGTACTTGGATCACGCCGGAAGTTCGTGCCAGCATTTTTGGTTGATGCCTGCTTATTGATTAGCCGCTGAGGATTGCTTCCAAGTACCACTTCTGATGCTCCTGCCGTAAGAATGGTTTGATCTAACAGGGGCCACAAATCCTTGGCCACACCATTAGGAAATTGACTAGTGTGCTGTTTACAATCTGCATGTAGATGTGGGCCACTGATTCCGTAACCAGTTGCACCCAGGACACCAATCTGTTGCCCTTTAGACACGGTTGTATTCACAGCCACACTAAATGACTGAAGATGGGCGTATCCTGTAGACCAATACCCACCTGAGTCTAAGCGACCAGCATGTGTCACTCGCATGATCAGGGCTCCATGACCAACCTGGCCCGGTGTATTTTGAATATACCGACTGGTTACCTTACCAGAGGCCATTGCATACACGGGAGCCCCCTGTCGTGCATTGCCAATGTCAAGAGCACATCCAACACCGGACCTTACATGCGCGGCACATCCACGAGTTACGACGAAATCAAGATTACCAGCTGGCCTAACCCAACCTTCTGGGTGGAGATAGCCAGGAACTGGAGTTGCAAACATACCTTCTGTCCTTCCGGGCGCTAAAAAGCGCCCTTAGGAGGCGCTTAAGTTTGGTACTGACCGAGAGATTCGAACTCTCACCCCGAAGGACTTGTTCCTAAGACAAGCGCGTAAACCAATTCCGCCAGGCCAGCACACGATTAGTGCCGGTTACCGGGTCCGGCGCTGTTTCAGACGGGATACATTTTACAAGCCCCAAATTGGCTAACCGATTACCTCTCACAGCGGTAAGTAATGGTGGAGGCGCGGAGAATCGAACTCCGATCTTTCGGGTGCAAACCGACTGTGTAGACGCCACTAGCACTACACCCCCACGACCATATTGTACCACAGTTATTATGAAGACGCCAGACGAATGATGAGATTGATCGCCAGAGAACCGACCGTAGCCGCGATCCCGACGAGAAGACCGACCTTCCATTGGTTGCTTCGTAGACGGTCGTTTTGGTCTTCACGATCTCTAGCCATCTGCTCCTTTGAAAGACGTTCGGTTTCAACCCGCTTGATTTCGGCAGTCTTCAGTTCTGCTAGCGTCATAGAAATGGTCGCAATGTCAGCCTTCGTAGCAAAATTGCGCTCTCGGTCATTCATGGTCTCACGCCACTCATTGGCGTCAGCCTTGTTTTCTTTCGCTAGCAGGGCGGCAGTGTCGATCGCCGCCTGAGAGAATTGGTGTTCCCTAGCGTGAGCGGCTTCGTGTTGTAAATGTTCCCGTTCATGATTGGCCCAAATTAGGTCCAAACGGTCACGGAGGGCAACAAGTTCGCCATGAATGGTTGCATTTGTCGCCCGAGTTGAATTTTCAGTGTTGTCCTCAGGCATTACCCCTCCCCCTGTGCCACTAGCACATGGTATGCATGTTATACTTCAGGTTGATCGATAATTTCAGTTGCCTCTGGCATTTTCATGCCATCAGCATTGAAGTTCTTGGCTGCTTCCTTAGCAATAGCCTCGGCTGCTGGATCACGCATCGGCGTGAGCTTAGGAGGAAGAAGTAGTTCATCCTTCATAGCCTTAACGCGCTTCTCAGCCTCCTTGTCATCCTTGTATCTGCGACTATTACGCAAGTTCTTTAACACTCTACCCTCGTTTGGCGGCGCCCAAGAGACTCGAACTCTCTGACTTCTGGTTGACAACCAGATACCGATACCCTTTGGCTTCGGCGCCACGCTAATTTGGAGCGGCTACCCAGGATCGAACTGGGACTAACAGCTTGGAAGGCTGTTGTACTGCCGTTATACGACAGCCGCTAGTTCAATTGTTGATGCTGTCCTGACCGCCTACCCCATAGCCAACTACCGATCATCAACAGAAGCACAACACCTACTACGCTAATCCCACCAGGAATTTCCGGTGTGGCTGTGTCCGTTAAGGGTCCAGGTAGAGATGGATACTCACCGCCGGTGCCAGGACCAGGTAGTGGAGGTGCAGGCGCTCCGGGTGAAACATCACACGGTCTACTGAAAAGGCTGACGAAGTATGTTCGTCCAGTAGAAGGCTGGAAATATGCAGCGGAACCGATTTCAGCCCAATTGCCAGTCATTACGGCAAGGTGAGACGGACTGCCGATCCATCCGATTACCGCCTGCGCCAAAGGATCAGCGTAACCCTTATTCCACGCAATGATCTCGCCCCACGACCAACAACCTAACCGTTGGGTTAGATCGGTGTGTGCAAACTCTCCCGTCACTGTGATTTCTATTACTCGTTCTAGTGCAACTCTGGTTAGCAGTGCAGAGGTTGGTAGGTCCGATTCTCCTACCGACACACGATACGCATTAACGGCGTCATCGACTGGTGTGGCTGCGTAAACTGGAGTTGTAATCCCAAATACAAGTGCAAGAATGATAATAATTAACCTTCGCATCAGGTCCCCCCCCAACATCATATAGTGCCAAATAGGTAGCTATCCGACCAGCCACACTATTTATATGTGTTGGAGCCCCTGACAGGAATCGAACCCGCATACGCTCTGCTTCGAAGGCAGACGTTCATCCGTTGAACTACAGAGGCCCTGGTAGCGACTGCGGGACTCGAACCCGCTTCTCCGACTTGAAAGGCCGGATGCTCAGCCCTATGCTCAGCCGCCGTGATAAATTGGTACGGCCTACCAGATTCGAACTGGTGATCTTCTGATTGAGAATCAGATGCCTTGTCCGCTTGGCCAAGGCCGCATAAGTAGCCCATCTCACCCCGTGACCGCAGCACTTGTTGGGACAGTTACTAGCGACACCCCAAGTGGGTCGAGAGATAGGCGTGTAATTGGCGAGCCCCCCGAGATTCGAACTCGGAACCTTATGGGTAAGAACCATCTGCACCAGCCGTTGTGCTAGAGGCCCGCTGATATTGCCGTGTAGGAGATACGGCGACGACCACCCCGCTCCCTACGAAGCGACGGGCTCTGACCCCCCTTGGCTGGCTCGCTAGGATTCGAACCTAGATAGTGAGGACCAAAATCTCACGTCCTGCCGTTAGACGACAAGCCAACGCTATTGTGGCGGTAGTACTCCCCAGGCTATGGTGGGCCAAGGACCGCCGAATAAATGCGCTTACTAGCCTTGCGTCCAAGGCCACCCCGCCTCCAGGCTTTCTACTAAAGTGCCTATTCCCTCAGCGCGTAGTCCAAGGAGCAGAGGCCCGAAGGCATGCTCCCGGTTAAAATAAGGTCAGGATGGATCACTGCAGGTCTCATCAACGCACCGGTATCTACTTGCCGGAGGCTCTCTCTTGGCCTACTGACCTTATAAATGGTGGAGGCGCCGACGAGTTGCACATCGGGTCCGAAACCGTTCTCTTGCGAGGCTTACAGCTTCGTCGAACCTATCTCACCCCCAGGTTGGCTGGCACGGAAGGGATCGAACCTTCGAATACACGGTTAACAGCCGCGCTCTTTACCGCTCAGACACATGCCAACGCTAATGGCGAACACGATCAATGTTTCGGTGCGGTCCATATCACGATAGTACCTCAGGTGATCGACCCTTCGCTACGTTGAACCCTATCCTAGTTCGCCTAAGCCAGCGTTTGAACAGGGGCGACCCGTCAACCTCTGGCTGTATAAATGATGCTGCTAGATTATCTGGACCTAGGAATCGACCGTCGCCTTAGAGGTCGTCTAATGTCCCTAACCTGAAATGCATTAAGCCTAGCCTTCGGATTGAATAATCCGATCTTAGGCTTATAAGAACGGGGAACTCTAAAAAATTTCCCAGGCATAATATCCCCTAATCTGTTGGTCAGCGTCATCCTCATATCTGACCTGTCAGCCCCTCTATACTCCATTCCGAGTGCCCTAGCACTTTAGGTATAGAACCTTGTGGCCGTTGCCACGCTGCTGACTTCCCGTCGTGGATTCTCCCAAGTCTGTGTCCTTTAATTTCCAGACTATATCCAGCTCGCGGGAAGCGATAATGGATAGTTGTGAAAGCCACAACAAGAGTCACCACTATAAAATACCTTTGGGGAGTTTATGGGAAGGTGTACACCACTACTCTTGCTCTTGCAAGTCCTGCTCCCCAAAGGCAGTTAAATTGGCTTCGCGGGTTTCTAGTAAGACCCCAAGCCAGTTACCTTCTGCCACAACTAGAACACGGCGGTAACGAATAAATGAGGTAAGGCTTGCCTGGATACGCTACCCATGACCAAGGCGTCCGTCCAGGGCGATGGAATCCAAGCCATCGCCGTGCGTGGGGAGGAGGTACCCCACACCGTATTCGCCAATTGTTAAAGTTGCTGTGACCCCGGCCGGGTTCTCCCTTGGTTCGCTACCAGAGCCACAGCAAATAATTGGTACGTCCTACAGGAAATGGTAGGGACCCCGAGAGTCGAACTCGGCTAAACTACCTTATCAGAGTAGCGCTCACGACCGGCCTGCCCGATCCCTATGGTAGCCTCTCATGGAATCGAACCATGCTCTGAGCCGCTTATAAGACGGATTCCCTCTACCAGAGAGAACAGAGGCCATTCTGATTGGTTGCGGGTACGAGAATCGAACTCGTTATCCACAGGTTATGAGCCTGGGCAACCCACCAGGGTCTACCCGCGAAGATCATTGGAGCAGATAGCCGGGTTCGAACCGACGATTCCTGCATGGCACGCAAGCGTGTTACCACTATACCATATCTGCTTGGCTGCGTCTCTTCGATTCGAACGAAGGGTACACGGGTTCAGAGCCCGCCGCCTTACCGCTTGGCTAAGACGCAAAGATGTGTACGGTCTTAAGGCAAGGAGACCATCACAGGAGGTTTACCGCTCTGGCATTGCTGCCCTCTCGGTCTAACTCAGCACAGCTAGTACACAGACCCGTACTTAATTGGCGGAAGTTGTAGGACTCGAACCCACACGGGCTTTCACACCCATCACTCTTTTCAGGAGAGCTAAGTACACCAATACGAACTTCCGCGTTTGTTAATTTTGACCCCGGTTACCTGACCACCGAAGTGACCAACCAACCAATCCACCGACTCGCCGGGGGTCGTTCCAAGGCTGCACCAAGGAGGACAGTGCTAACTGTAACACAGCTCTTTGGGCTTGTCAAGTGCGAATCGGCGCGAGGGACGCCCGGACTAAGCCGAGCGCCCCCCGCAGGCCATCTAGACATGCTTAGTGATGTACCAAGTGAAGTTCTGCGAGTTGGTGAAGGTATATTGCTTCCCAACCTGAGCATCCACTGCTACATCTTTCACATCTCCTGTAATCGTCACACCAGACAACACATCGGTTCGAAGAACCTGGTGGGTGTCGGGATGCTTGAATTCCAACTTGATGGCAATGTCATTTCGGAATGCATCGACGGGGAAATCAGTATCAGTTGTAGCGGTGCTACCACCAATCATGATCTTCTCTAGATCGAAGTCTTCCGCGAAGACAGTGAAGTTACCCGTTACATCGGCTGGAGTCTGACGCCATGATCCAACCTTTTGGCTACCCATTCCTTCTTCGCTCTGGGCGTTGAAGTTCATGGTTGCGTCAACGCTCTGCATACCTCTCACTTGCATGCCATTAGGGGCGTTTGCAGTGATGGTAACAGGGATATGATAGTAACCACGAATAGCTGCAGGACTTACGGTGTCCTTGGCTTGGAACGGATCAGGAGTCGTGCCACCAGTACGCTGGTAAGACCACGCGAACTGAGTGCCGTTAGCGATCTGGGCAAGGATCGTCGCGTTGGTAATCGAAACAACCGTACCGCTACATACAAAGTCGTCATTTTCCAGAAGATAAGTGGTAGAACCTGATGGCTGAGCCATCTGGGCGCTAATCAAGAAGTTTCCAGAAGCCTGCCCACGCGTTAGCGCAATAGCAGTATTCGACAATGTATAGACGGCCTGGCTAGCACCTGATGCTGTCTGATTATCAACTTGAACAAATCGCTCAAATGCGGTCTTGTTGTCCGCAGTCAGATCGAAGGTCTCCGTTGCCGATGCATTGGTAGCCGCTTGAATACGGTAACTACCGACTGTTGCCTGCCGAACGTAAACGCTCTGCAACCATGCAGTACGAGCAGTGTTTCTCTGCATCATTAGAACGTCAACATCAGCGTTGCCAAGCATATCCTGAACAGTCTTATTTGACCAGGTATGCGAAGGATCGAAGTTCGCAAACATCGAAATCAATCGAGCATTGACTAAGTTGGCGTCAATAGGTAGCGTGACATCAGGAGAATCGAAGCTGATACCTACAACGGTTTCGTTTCCGATTTCCTTTTCCACGGTATTTGGCCGCTGAGCATTCGTGTTAGCAGACTGTACACGGCGAGCCTGTGAACTAGCTGCTGGAGTGACAATAAACGGCGCTAAGTTTGCTGGGTCTTGTGATAGACGGCCCATAGAAATATTCCTCCGATGGAATTACGCCTCCACAACTCTACGAAGAGTTGAGAAGACTTGAGCTCTGAATCTTGACTTTTCTGGCAAGATTGACAGAGTAGGAATCTTTTCCCACCCAACATCATCGGTCACGAAGTAGTCATTAATCGTAGGACTAGTCTCGTTCCCGGTGGTGAAGTTGTAGATTGGAATGATGTCACGAATCATGTTCTCAATCGTTTCAGCCAACCGGACTCTCTGTGCATCATTCGCCCCATAAATGTGACAAAAGATGATTCGCTCTTTCGCGTGATTTCCGAGCTCATACCCCGTAGGCGTACTACTTCGAAGTTCGATGTAGACGCTGGGCACAGAGATTTCCTCATATACCGGCCAACCATCACGCACCTGAGATACTGTTACAGTATCCCAGCCTAAAGCGCTCAGGCCACTCTGGATAAAATAGGTTGCGGAGTACTGGTCAATCTCAGCATCCGACAATGTAGTAGGTGTTGGGTTCGGCATCGCTTAGTTACCAAACGGAGTCTTGCGATAGTTCCTTGAAGCAGGACGCTTGGCAAAGCGACCATCTGGAGAGCGGAACACACTCTGCATGTTTTCTTGCACTCTGTTTCTAACTGTATCCCTTGCAACATGAGTAGCTTTCGCAATAAAGTTACTCGGCGTGCTTTCGACAACGAACGAAGTTGGTTCAACGCCTGCTATTGAAGGCATATCGCCCAAGACAGCTGAGAACCCGGCGTTAAGAAATACCCATTGAGGAGTCTTCTCGCCCCAATAGTCCAGCCGACCTTCTGTAACTTGTTCTCGACGTGCTGCACTAGCGAGGACTCTGGCTCTAAAGAGATCGAAGCGGCCAGTTCCTCCGTGCCATAAACCAGGAACACCGAATATTTCCTCGATATCCCCTTCGTCACCTACGATATCAGTATCAAAGATACCGAAGGCATGTCTTCCCCCTGTTCGGAAAGTCCGGCTGATATTCTCAGCAAACTGTCTAATGCTAAAACCAACTTGTGCATATGTTTCCGGGTTGGCTGCAACAGAATTGATGATTGTATCTTTAGCCTTATCTAATCCGAATCTAATCCCATCATCAATTGCCCCGCTATCGTTCTCGATAGCGTCAACTATATTGGTGATGCGTTGTGTGAAATTTTTAGAGTCAATTAGTACCGGCACGGGATTCAACCTCGGTGTTGGTGATTCGCGTATACATGATCCGCTTGGACGCGTTCATCGTATCTTTCACGATACGACTGATCCGCTCGTCCTTACCACCAAGATGAGCTTCGATATCCGATAGCAGCGCCGCAATACCACGATTGGTGTGCTGTTGAAGCGCTTCTGCAATAAACTGTTCAGTGACTAAATCCAGTTTTGCCATCCTAATCCTTCCGTGTCAATGCTAATATCAATCGCGACTGGCCCATCGCTTCTCCTGGGTCCTCGTTAAAGAGGAAATTCCATTGAACCCCATCCATCTCAACATAGTCACAGTTGTTCAAGGTGCTTCGGTAGCGGGCATCCACCTTGACAGAACACTGTCCCAAGAAGGTAAGGCCACCAGCCACCGGGTTCCATCGCTTCACTGCACCAGGCTGGTAATAACTTGTTATGTAGATTGGAGTCCACTTATTGTCATAGCCTGTCCCATCGCAATGATCACACTCAATGTTGACAGCTACATTGCCGAGGGCGTTGAGGCCGCCGCAGACCGCGCAGAAGACGAGTTCCTCTTCCGGGGTTCTTGCATAGGCGATGATTGTTTTTGGTCGCTTAAAACTGGTTGGCATGTCGCCTCGATGATCTTCTGTAATTCCTGAGCTTTGGATTCCCATGTATGCGGAATAGCCCACTTGTGTGCCCGCTCAACCGTTTCGGCTACATGCTCAGGATGCGTATACACAAATTCCAGTTGCTCTGCTAGCGAGCGCCAAGAAGGCTTCGCGAAGAAGGAATACGCTGCCATGTTGCCAGGTTCATAATCCTGTACATCAATGAAATACCCTCGCCCGCGTTCGTGGAGCTCAACCTGAGGCCCAAATTTAGTCGCGATCACTGGCGTCTTGGTAATCATGGCTTCTAGGCTTGGAAGGCCGAAGCCTTCGCCACGTGTTGGGAAAGCCAACACATCAGCCGCGTTATAGAAGATGTTCATCTCTTCGTCGGTAAAGATGTTGGCGTTCTGCATCAGAACCGCATCAACCAACCCGTAAATGTCCCGGAGGTTAAATAGCGACCACCCACCGTGGGTCGGACTCATCGGATTAGCCGAAGTATGAGGGATAAGGAACATTTCCTTATCAGGATGGAGTTTTCGAAACTCCATATAGCCCTTAAACAGAGTAGGAATGTCCTTACGCCATTGATTCGTGCCAACGAAGTAAACTAGGAACTTGTCTCTGAAATCAGGGATTACTGATCCCCGATTGTACTTACGGAACACATCGCTGAGTTCCTTCTTGGCCTGTTCCTTAGGAATCGGGAAGTAAACTTTCGGATCGTATCCGTGATACAGGACCGGCATCTTCTCGAAGTCCGGGGAAGTCCGGGCCATCATTGCCTTTTGCCAGTAGGAATACGAAATCACTTCATCGAAGTTGGCCGCGATATCAGCGAACGCTGGAGGAAATGGCTCCGAATCCATAGGCGAGTAAATGATCTTCTTAGCCCGATGCTTACCCAGAGGAGTAAGTTCTTTCGTTTCCCGGTCGCCCAAATAACGCATTACCACAGGGAAGTCGTTATTGATAAAGATTACATCTGGATCAAAGGTGCGAACCCACGCATTGGACTTGGTGTAACCAAACGGGTCCATCGCGTTATACATACCTGTCGGATCGGGAGAATAGAATCCAGCTGGGACCAACTTCCACGGAGTAGTTACCGGCTCCAGGTCATTGTAGTTAATGCCCAAGTGCAGAATCTCGTATTTCCCTGTCTTATACAGGTTTGTAAGTAAGCCCTTGGCAACTATGCCAAACCCAGTGCGTCCATGGTCACCGATGTACATCAATTTCAGTTTTTCCAACCGTCCATCCTCTTAGTAGTTCAGCAGTTAGTTCAGCAGTTCCGTAGCCTATATAAATTATACCACACTTATACAGGTATTTCGGTAATGGGTTCTGGATCACCTGAGTCTCTGTGCCAATATGTAGCCGAGTCCCATTTGATTCCAGGATAATATACCTTGTCACGGTTGTACATTGTGCCGTCTCCGGCTGTGTCAAACCACTCCTCAGCACTCTTATCAGCAATGAAGTCATCCAGCGATTTCCACTCCATCTCGAATGGGGTGCCGTTGAATGACATTTCAGCATCATGCCAGTTACCTTTGCCTGCCCACCATGCGCTACGCGCCATGAGCGAGGCTACATTGGCGATAAACTCCATGTCAGCTGCCGTTGCAGTGGGCGTAACAGCTCCAAGCACGCTGGTATATCCAAAGTCAGGTAGGCGTCTCGAAATCCATGCTGTGGCCTGATCAATCCACTCCCGAGCTGCGTCATCATCTACATGGTCATCGTCAATTGACGAGTCGATAACCTTAGCCCGCCACCGCTCCAAGATCAAATACGAAGTCTTGTTGAAGACGTTGTAATAGACCTCCTCGGTCTGCAAGTTGCCGGTCTCGATCAAAACACTGATGTATCCAACATAACGACCCGCATTTGTTGTTGCTGGAGAGGACTGCGGGATCACATACGAAGCGAGTCCAGACTGAACGAAGCAAGTACCGTCATCAACGATCAGGGTACCTGTATCCATGTTGATAATGTCGATGGTCGCGGAGACTGGTAGCACAGGAGTGACTCCATCCGCAGCGAATACATCGACACTCAGCGGGCCACCGTAATCTCCAATGTAGAATTTCTGAGCCATAATCGCCTCTATCTTCTTCTTCGTCCAGTTATTGCCGTCCGAAGTCGATTGCCAGTTTGACTTCCACGCAACCTAGCTATTCCATCGCCCACGACCCGAGAGCGACTTACCGAAGTTTCCAAGATTGATCCCAGCGTAGTGATGTTCTCACCAGATCGGAATACCAATCTGAGCACCGTATCCGTAATAGAAAACGATTCAAGGGTTTCTCTAAACAGAGAAACCTGGCGCTCTGCACTTTCCACAAACGCAAGGGTCTCGGTCGCAAATCTCTGGATCGCAAGAGGGAAGCCCTCAACGAATTCACTGAACGAGATAGCGTCTACGGCATCTCGGGCAAAGCCCGCGAATCGCACTATTGAATCTGTTAGGCCGAGCGCATCCGTAGTTGAGCGTACCAAAGTAGAAACACGTTCGGCAGTGTCAGCCAGGCTGAGTGAATCCGAAATGGCTCTAAGCAGAGTCACTGATCGAGAAACAGTATCGCTAAGCCCCAGGGCATCTGATACAGATCGGAGAATAACCCGGAAACCATCGACCGATTCTGAGAAGGAGATAGAATCGACCGTCGTTCTCATAGCGGTCAATGCTCTGGCAACGATATCTACAAGAGACACCGTATCAGTCGTAGTTCTGACCAGACTCACAAGCCGAGTTACCGAATCAGCCAAGGCCAAAGCATCGGTCGCGAATCTCTGAACAACAGCGAGTGCTGCTTCGACTACTTCAGAGAAGGAGATAGCATCAGATACATCCCTAAAGAATGATCCCACTCTGGTTGCTGCATCAGCGAATGAAAGACTGTCAATCGTTGAGCGTACCGAAGTCAGAACTCTGACAGACATATCAGCCAAAGTCAGCGAATCTGTGGTTATTCGGAACAGTGAGGCTATTCTGGTCGAAACATCAGCCAAGCCAAGAGCGTCGGCTACTGTTCTCACAGCCGTCTTAATCTGTGTTGCTACATCGGCCAGTGACAGTGTGTCGATTGTAGATCGAACAAAGTTGCTTACTCTGGTCGCAGTATCGGTCAGGTTGAGAGCATCAACGGTAGACCGCAAAATAACCCGGAGACCTATCGCAACATCCGCAAATGTAATCGAGTCAGCTACAGTACGGAATAGGCTAACAGTTCGCGTAACTACATCTGCAAGTCCAAGCGCGTCCGAAGCACTCCGCAGGAAGGTACCCGTTCGCGTGACCACATCGGCCAAAGTCAGCGCGTCAGTAATGCTGCGGATAAATGTGCCTGTTCGGGTTGCTGTATCCGAGAAGGTTATGGAGTCAATCGCCGCTCGAACTTTAGCCTCGATATCCGAGACAACTTCCGAGAAGGTAAGTTGATCGGAAATATCACGAAGGAAGGTACCCGTCCTGGTAGCAGCGTCAATTGAGCTCAGTGCATCAGCAGCAGATCGCAAGATAGCTCGAATAGCCTCTGCCGTATCTGCCAGTGAGAGTGAATCAGTGGTCGTTCGAATTGCTGTAAGAACTCGCACTGCTGCATCGGAAAGCGTAAGACTGTCCGCAACACTTCTTATAAAGGTGCCAACTCTGGTTGCTGCATCAGTGAGCGTAAGGGAAGCTACTGTCGTCCGTACAACACTTTTGATTCGATTGGCAACATCTGCCAGCGTCAGGCTGTCAGACACAGCTCTCAGGAAAGTACCTGTTCGAGTAACAACATCCGAGAATGACAATGCGTCGGTGGTTGTTCGAACTGCTGCCTTGATCCTGGTAACTGCGTCCGCTAAAGTCAGCGAATCTGTGGTTGCCCTGATAAATGTTCCTACTCTAGCCGCAGCGTCAGAAAGAAACAAGGCATCAACCGTTGATCTGATAAGAATCCGAGTTCCAGTTGCAACATCGGCCAGATTCAAGGAATCTGAAACAGCCCGAATAAAGGTGCCGGTTCTAGTAACAGCATCGGCTAGTGCAATGGCATCAATCGCGGTTCTCACCGCACTCCTGATCCGAGTTGCTACATCCGTCAGAGTTAGTCCATCGGCTATTGATCGAAGGAATGTCCCAGTTCGCGTAACAGTATCATTAAGTGATAATGCGTCAGTGACAGAGCGAACTGCGCCTTTCGAGCGAGTGGCCACATCGGCTAGGGTAAGTCCCTGTGTAATACTTCGTAAGAATGTACCGGTGCGGCTGGCCACATCGCTCAGAGTCAGAGCATCAGTGACTATTCGGGCTAAAATCTTTGTACTCGTCGCAGCGTCGCCCAAGGTCAACCCTTGTGCGATTGCCCGGATAAAGGTGCCAACACGCGCTGCGACTTCAGCCAGATTAAGCGTATCAGTAATACTACGAACAAACCCGCCGGAACGGGATGCCCCAGCAGATGGACCTGTGAAGCCTGTGTTGTAATGTTCTAGTATCTGGGTCGGGGTCAGGACGGTATCGTAGATCGCTATTTCATCGAGAGAGCCGGGGAACCACGAGGTTCCACCGGTCCCCGTGTTGCCGATAGCGAGTTGGGCACCCGCAGCGTCGGCAAGCGTCTGGTCCCCGATGTAGGCTGTGACGTCGGTACCGTCTTTGTAGATCAGCGTATTGCCGCTGCCAGTTCCGTTGTAAGTGGCAACAAAGTGGTGCCAGTTTCCGGTATCGGTGGTCGTGCCCGATTCGGTGGCGATCTGGGCCACGCCCGCCTTGGCGAAGAAGAACTTGTCGCCAGTCCCGAAGCCGACCGCGTAGGCGTTGGTGCCCCGGTAAAGGATAAACCGGAGGGCGGCGGTGTCTGCAGAGAGGTTGGCCCAGCACTCAACGCTCAACGGCCCGTTGCCGAAGTCCATCGAAGCGTGGCCGGTAATTCGGAACTGCTCCGTCGATCCGTCGAATGCGATGGCCGTGTCCGCGTCGCCCGCTAAAGCTCCAGTCTGACTATAGGTGGGCGTCCCATCCGTGAACGCCGCGTGGTTGGTGCCCGCCGAGTCCTGGGGAAGCCCGGATGCTTCGCCCATGCGCCAGTAGGAGACGGGTGAGTCGGCTATAACCACAGCACTATATGAACCACTTGCCCCATCATTGAGCGTGAGGGCATCAATAGCCGTGCGGATAATTGCCTCAACACCATTGGCGGCAGGATAAACAGAGGGCCGACGCTGTTGCGGTTGTGGAGGTCTACGAAATAGGCCAGGCATGACCTAGCCTCTTAGTTCAGTTCGTGGTAGGTGATCCCAGCGGACCAGTTGGCCAACGCAGCTGGCGTACCGACGATTTTTAGAACGATGGCTGTATCTGCCGGAAGGCGGATTCGTTCCTCCGGGGTAGGCACCCACAGCCAACCGTTCAGGTTATTAAAACCATCATAAATAATTGGAGTGACAGCACCGGCACCTTCTGCCGAAGCATCTGTACCAGCCGTACCTTCAGCACCAGCCGTACCACCGACAATACCGGAAGCACGGCCACCAAGGAAGTGTCCGACCGGGGTCGTGCTGGTATAGGTCCCAAACGCGGTCACTTTGGTCCCGAGGATGATGCCAAGTTGATCACTGGTCACACTATCCTGTTGGCCGACCCATGCGCGTAGAATCTCGATGTTCGACCCGCCCGTGGCCAGCGTGGAATCGGTATGGATGATAACCAAGGTAGCATCCGCGACAATTGTTTGGTTTTGCATTGTAACTGAGTACATTAACGACTCCTAGTGGGCGAGGATTTGGGGATAGAGCGAGAAGCGTGGTACGCGTTCTGAGGCGACGACCACCGGAAGTACGGCCACCGTATATGCTCGCCATGCCAACGACTGATCGGTGTTGAACGCATCAGGGTCCGAGGAGAACACTCCCGTTCGATTCGCCGCAGCCACCGAACTGTTGGTTGCGGGGGTCCCTCCGATTCCAGTCGTCTTTTGGACTAAGCCGCTGTATCCGCTGGGTGCAGCGTTGCACCAGGTGTCGTCATCGGCCTCCTCGCCAGCCTGATAGAATGTCGAGAAAAACCTACACTCCGATCCCCCAGCAGAAGGAACCAGATTCCCCGAATCAGGACCCGTGGATGTACCCGTTGTGACGGTGGCGAACTCGGGCGGGGTAGAAAAGTCTTGGAGGTTGTAGGCGATCGCACACGCCTTGGAAGACGTGATCGTTATAGCGACATTCCCACCCTCGGACCCAACTAGCTCCTTGTAGAGGATGTGGAAGTTGGCGTTGATGTTTGTCAAGTTAACGAAGCTGTCACCGGGCGAGATTGTGCCAGCCACCGATAGCGATAGGAAGATGAGGACCAGATCGCCCGTGGTCTGGGTGAACGTCGGGGTGGCCGTTGTTCCCGCCGTGGTCAGGGCGTATTCCGTGGTGGCCACGATAGACGGGGCAGCCATCTACATCGTCCAGTCTTGCGGTGGGCACACTCCCTGAATCCAGGACGGTGATCCCGCACCATGCACGTCCACGCTGAACGCCACATCTCGCGCATCGCGCCCAGTGTTGGTCAGCGTCACCGTCCATGTTCCGCTAGTTAAAATACCAGGAGCGTAGAGGCTTAATGGACGAAGAGCGCAGCGCCAGAATAGATCACGGCCCTGCCGATCCATTCGGAAGTAGGCTGGATATACTGTCCCGGCTGGTGAAGTTGCCGTCAGGAGCAGTGGGCCGCCTCGGTAGGCATCGCTGTATAGGAAGCCTCCGGTACCCGGCGATCGTCCGTCAAGAGCGAGATCGCACCAGCGCAACATGACGCTGAACGATTCGCCAGGTGCTAGAGAACCCTTCCACGTTCGATCGTGAATCCAGTCCTCGTGGTAACAGGTAGATAACCCACCGATGGGCTGAATCTTATGTTCATCGACAAGGAATAGGCCAGACTGGGGCTTGCCCGCCGCTACCGGGGCAGCCACAAGCAGGCCGACCAGCAGAGCCAAGATCAAGCGCTTAATCATTTCATATATCTCCATTGTGGTGTTGGGGGGATAAATCCCCCCATTCACCACTTAGGCTACCCTTATGACAGGGTTACGGTGTCGGTTACCTGGAGAGTATCGCCGTTGATCACATTGGCGTCAGCGTTCAGCACGGTCTCGAAGACCATGATGCCCGTTGCGGTCAGCGTGCTCGCGGTGAACAGTCCCATCTTGTGGATGGCCGGGAAGGTAGCCGTAATTGAGTACGACTTCTGCAATGTAAAGGTCGCAGTACCCGGCGTATGGGCATAGGTAGCTAACTGTCGGTTCGCACCGCCAGTCGTAATCTCGCCCGTAAGTGCCGTATCCGTAGCGGATGCTGCACCAGCGTTTTCAGTCAGCGCCATGTAACGAGGACGAACGGTCGGATAGATCGCGTAGTTCGCGGTCGCACCCGGAGTCGTTCCAGCTGAGTCGTCAGCATTCTTCCAAGCATCAATGGTCAGAACCGTACCAGTGTTCGACCCAATGTTGCCATAGACCGGTGTGTTCGTAGTCTCTTCAGCAATGACTGTCCAGCCCTTGAAGCGATCAGTCGTCCAAGCTTCGCCAGTATCGGTAAGGCTGGTTGCAGATGAACCGGTTGCCACATTAGCACCGTTGTTCACACCTGCTGCCCCTAGGCCGTCCGCAACGAGGTCGCGACCGGTATTGGTAAGTAGGTTGTGGCTAATTCCCAAGTCGGTAAAGGTGTCATCAGCATGAAAGATGATGGCACTGACTTCATTGGGTCCTAACCGAAATGATTGTTCGACAGTTCGACCGCGAACAATAGAAAGCATAGCCGAATCCGACAGAGTTACCACCTCTAGTTGAGGCTTCGGCCGTGGCTTAAGAAAATTCATATCCTTTTTTCTCCTGTACCATCACCAAAGGATGGACTCTGTAGAAACAAAATAGAGGGGCCGACCCCGGAAGATCGGGACCGGCCCCTCGGGGTAATCGCTAAGTCCTAATTGGTTTATGCAACCGTTAGGACAAACGACCAGTCTGGGTGGAAGATGCGAGGCAGAACAGCACAGGCAACTCGGATGTACTCGCGAGTTGGGTCTGGCATTGTCCAGTTCTCAGCACCAATTCCCTCAACTACTGTGCCGTCAGCAAGCAAGTGAGGAACAAAGGCCATCTCACCGTACTTCTCCCCGCCATCGGTAGCACCGACAACGAACAACACCTTGTTGTTCGGCAAGAAGTACTGGAAGGTCCCTGCCCAGTTCACGTCTTCCTTGTAACCCTCGTCATAATTAACAATACGAATATTGCTGATGACAGAGGTAACGTGCTCAGACTTGACTAGATCGTTCGCGCCTTCAACATATCGGAACTCCTGTCTTAGGAGATCGTGAGCATCAAGGAGATTGTGCGTATTGCTATTCATATACGCAACCTTGATTCGACGCCCAGTGTCTTCACGAACCTTCTTCAAGGCATTCGCGAAGTCAGCGCGAGCTGTAGCCGTAGTTGGAGCATCCCACTTTGCTGTGCTTGTAAGCGTTACAAACTGGGTAACTGGCACTCCGAAACTGATCTTGAAGGTCAAAAGCTGGCCATCAATAGTGTCAGAGTAGTTGATTTCACCGGTCAAGGCAGCATCCCACCGCATCTTTTCAAGACGCGTTTCAACATTGCCGCGCATGCGGGCTAGTTGACGAGTGATGCCAGCTCGGCCAATTCGGGCCTCTCGCTCGCCAGGCTGGCGAAGGAAGAGGATATCGGCCTCCGAAATAGCGTACTTCTGTCGGATATCGACAGCCTCGGCGCTCAGTCGATCAATCCCAGGATGCTTAACAAGCGGGGACTGAGCGTCATAAGCAACGAGCGGTGCGATATTTCGGCCACCAAGCTCAACTTCCCACTGCACTTCGCGAGTAGGAGAAGAACCGTTTGGCAGAAGCTGATCACCAACCAAATCGCCAGTTGGGCGAAGGTTGCTAACCAGATCGGTTAGAACGACGCTTCGGAGGAAGGGGATTTCGTTATATAGACCCATTTCTCATTCCTCCGACTAAACGATCACGAAGTGTTCAGAAAGTTCCACTCGTGCAGCATCGTCGATGCCGATAAGTGAACCAGACCGTACCACTCCCATGACCTGCATTGATCCCAGATGATCGCCATCTGAAGCATCAACGCGCTCAAATAGAATTCCTTTTGCCGTCTCAGTTCCGTCGCTAGCGCCACCGGCATAGATAGTGTACTTACCTGAGGCAGTTACCTTACCTAGAACAGTACCACCAGAAAGGACAGTGCTTGAGCTCACGATAGTTACCGAGAACAGCGAGTCCAATCCATGGTCGTTGACATAGTACGGAAGCGCGGGACGAGCGGAATCTTCTAATGCAGCATTAATAGGCATAGATTATTCCTTCTTGTCTACTGGTGGCGGAAATGCTTCCAAGGCTTCCTGCCGCCATTTTGGAAGATTGTCACGAACGACCGCCTCGTCCACATCAATTTCGTCTTCCGTTGGCTCCACCTCGGCATCAGAAGCGATTCCCTGTGCAGGGGTAACTGCGGAAAGGAGAATTTGCTTCATCGCCTGGTATGCATCATCATCGAGGTTGGACAGCATCTTGGTGTAAGCCTCGCGCTGGGTCTCGGTGGTTGGTGCAATTTTTTCTAGTTCCGAAAGTCGCTCGGAAACACGCTTATCTGATTCTAGTTGTGCTTTTTCAGCAGCAACCTGGGCAGAAAGCTCCTCGTACATCGCCTTCCAGTCTTCCTGGCTGTCAGCGGGTTGCTTATCAGAAGCCTCTTCCGCAGACTCGGCAACAATTGGTATCGGCATATTTGCCTCCCCGTTGTCAGTATCATTCCGCGATACATCGGCTTCCGATGAACTCTCAAATGAGTTCCACAATAAACTATCACTTACAGTGCCATTAGTACTATCAGTAGTAGTTGTAATGACAAAGTTTGTGACTGCATCGTTCGTCGTAGCCACGGTCATCGGCTGTATAGACGGCATGGCCGCGAGTGTTGCCACATCTTCGTCATACGCCTCTGCCAACGCGAGTACTCGATTGCGAGGATCAGCCCCCTTGGACACGATGCCCAATCCAGAAAACACACCATCCTTTGGAGTGATATGAACCCCTTCTTCGGACTCCTCTTCATCGAAGTCATCAATCATGAGTTCGACAGAGGTTTCAAGGGCTCCATCACCGAACAGTTCGACAACTTTGCGAACAGCCTCGGGATAGTAATGTCTCCACAATGCAGCGGTAGTCTGAATCTTCTCGGTTAATGGATCGAAATTGGCTGAAGTAATCGACCCAATCACATTTTTACTGTGACCAGAAGCTTTCCCATCCAATAGCAAGATGTTGACTGGTTTCCCAATCAACTCCTTTACATGCTTCGCCAAATATTCATTGGTGAAGTGGAGGATGTGACCCGTTGCTGTTTTATTGGTAACCCCGACACTCACCACATCAGCGACCATCGTGACCTCGGAAGGGTCCTTTGGATTCGCTAACGAGGCTTCGACGGGGAGGTTAAATCTTGTGTTCACGATTGCTTCACCTTGGATTCTCGAATTTGACCGCCCCGTGAAGATCGGGACTTATCCTTTTGAGTATCAGGTCCCGTCCCAGACGACTTAGGCTTTTCAGCCCCAGCAGGAGGTCTTCCATCACCTGGCGTCCCCACTGTCTGTGAGAACGACGGTCGGATGGCAAAGACTTCCTCCAAACCGTCCTTCTTCTCGCGCTTGCGTCGAGAAAGTTCTCGTTCCGTGCTGGTGTTTGCCAGATCATGGAGAGTCTCGACCGAGAGAACACCACGATCGTACAAGCCCTGAGCGAAGGTTCGGAAGTTCGCGTCATCGTCAAGATCACGAGTCTGGAACAATGCGTACACATCGAAGTCCCAGCCATTTTCTTCAGCGATTCTTCTAAACCAGAAATTATTCTGGTCTTCGACTATATCGCGCCAGTAACCAAGTCGAGCTCGGTTGGCTGATACATCGAGCGAGCCAGAGTCCAAGTCTCCGGCACCACGGCTCTTGCTGTTAAGCGGGAATCCGAAGTGACCATAGATTTCACTAACTGGCTGCCAGAATTTCTCAGACGAGTTCAGGATATCGGTCGGTGGAGTTACCACCTGAACCTTCACGCCGTCAGGAACAGCGTGGCTCTGGACTCGGCCACCTTCCATAAACTTCTGGACAATGGACCGCGACTTGCCTGGTGAGGTTCCTGGTGGGAATGTCCACACCAAGAGCAAATTCACCATGCCGTCTGCCACCGACCAGTCAGCCAAGGACAACTTTCGCTTCATCGCGATGGCCGAGAAGATCGGCACTAAGGTTGGTGTTGGCCAACGCTTATTCTGGCGTAGCCGTAAGCTCGCGATATACGCGTCTTCTTGCGGCAGCTCGATTGCGAAACTACTCTGCAAGCGAGGAGCGGCCTCGAATTGGTTATCCGTCATAGACGATGACAGGAAGCTCAGATCAGTGACCAATCGCTTCCGAACATCAGGAATGATTTCGGTAATCCCATTCTTCCGGCGCTTGGTTATCGCCTCGGCTTGCTTGGCAGATAATAAGTAATAATACTTTCGTTGCCCAGAAAACGGGTCAATGTAGGGAATAATCGCCTTTTGGTTCAGATTAACCAGGACGCGAGGCATCCGATACACTTTCCCATCGCACAAAACTGGTCCCCAGTTGGGAAGGGTATATGCAAAGCTGGTAAGAACCAAGTCCAACATCAATGAGCGATCATATTCTTGGAGACCACCAAAGATGCCGATAGATCGATTAACCTCGGTAACCCATTTATCTATCGCTTCGCGCTCAGAGACGCTCTCCTCTGGCATCTGAATCTCTTGAGCCGTGATCGATTGCTCGATATCGCGGTTGATAAGGGAGTGAACGAGCGGCTCCTGCTCGTAGTAGTCCTCAGACCACTCGACCCTGGTGTAATAGTCCGAAGGGACTGTGAGTCTAGGAGTTCGGTATCCCTCGGGTAGCGCCGAAGGCGTGACAAGTTTTCCATCTTTCCAACCTGCTACGGTAAGCAGGGCGTTAAGGCCCGGAGCAACTGCATCCCACTCGGACAACAGGTCCTTGACCTTTTCTTTATTCCCATTAAGATGCTCTGGAACTTGACTTGTAACCTGTACAGTTCCGTCATCCCCAAGGGTCGTAATAAGTTGTGCGCTCGTAACGTCGTCTTCCACGGCACCTATGCTCACTAATCGTTATGCCGGATATAGTAACAATCCGGGCAGTATAGATGCCGGTCGGTCCCAATCATCAATCTCTGATGGTCAACAGGGCATCGAGGCTGTAGTTCCAAGAAGATGCCCACAAACAACAACACAAATGCTGCTGCTGTAAATATGATCATTTCCATGGAAGGAACAACTGAACTGGAAGACACAGCACGCCGAACTTGATATCCCACACATACGCCATTTCTTGGTCTTGGTCAATATGCTTTAACTGAATGGGATATCCAGACGGAAGTCTCACACCAGATAAGTCTCGAAAGGCGCTTGCTTCATCAAGCTCTATCGGTCCTGCTGTCAACACAAATCTTCCCACATTGGAAAGAGTCGGCCATAGACTAGATGCTGCCATTATTCTCGGCTCACATAGCTTCGTCGGCTAATTTCTTAGCGTAATAGTAGTCTTCGTACCAGTCAGAAAGGTATTTATCCTTTGCTTTTCGATACTCTTTCCACTCTTCTTGGGTGAACTTCCTCTTCTTGTTCTTTGGAACTCCACCAGACAAACCATCTCGGTCGCGTTTTCTCTTAGGAGGTTCCCCAATGCGATATCGCAACTCATCGTATTTCGAGTTGACCGGATACCGATCTTCTAGTTCGCCCCAATATTCAGGATTTTCATCTGCGGCAGCTTCGAAAAAGTCGTCAGCCGTCTGTCTTTTCTCAGGCAAGGAGATACCCTACATGATTACTCTTCACTTATCTCAACGACTTTCCATCGACATTTTTTGCGTTTTCCCGGATTATTTTGTCCCTTCGACGTTTAATTGTCGATCCGTGGCCCATTCCACGCCAATAAGCGACTTGTTCTAGCGACGATCCCTTGACCCAATCCAAGGCTTCTCGACTCGTGTTCCCGTTCTGTTTCAATAGCCATTTATCAAGGTCGATAATGTCTGCGTGGGCCGATCCTCCGATCGCCAAAGTCCCATGATTATTGTCTTCATAACATCTCCCAGGAACCAATAATCGACTCCTAAAATAGGCATAAGCACTGATAATGTACCTTGTATAGTCCGACGGATTCACTTCAATCTGGCCGGTCATTTGAGCCACATAGTTGTCGTATTCCCGACGGTCATCGATAGGAATACGGTGATCCGGTTTTCTACCAGCCAACGTCGTACTCCTCTATCCACATATCAGGCTCTTCTTGGGCGACTGTTGCCTCAGCCTGGCTCAGCAACATGGCTCCAAAAGTTTCGAATGAAGACAGATCGTGGTTGTAATGCGGATTCCCGTCGTGGCTGTAATCCGTTTCATAGATGCGATATTTCCCCGTCTTGTCTTCGTGATCGATAGTCGAACCGAGCTGCTTCCATAACTCTTCTTGACCAACGACCCGGATCGATCCGTTATACAGATTGGGGATCAGGATTTGCGGGATGGAAACTTGGCGCAGAGGCATTTCGACGGGGACAAGCTGGCGGTGTTCAGATGAATACGGTTCTTTGGTTAGGCGCTCCACAAACTCTTCGTCTGTTTCCAAGCGATCACTGAATTTGACCTTTTCGGACACATTAGCCCAAACCACCTGGTGACCGAAATTCTCGATAGCAGAGGAGACAGCTTGTCCACCTTGTCCAGTAGTGTCAAAACCGATCAGTGGGTTAATGGCGTACATGCGTTTGAGCTCGTTAGCCACAAAATGGAAGACCTCAGCCTGCTGGTCGGCCTGCATCCCATACAGAAGGAAGCGCATGTACTGACGCCAGCACTTCTCCCGAACATCGAAGAAATGAATGTATGCCGTTGTTGGCGAAGCCGTCTGCCCATAGTCCGCTGCGATGTAGATTCGATCAGCTTTCGGCATGTCCTCTCGGAAAGCAAACTGCATCGGCAAGTCGGCTTGGTCATATGTACGCGCATCAATCGAAACGCTGTGATAATACGACGGGACTCGGCCAACTTCGCCCTCGACACGTGGCAGGTCATGGGTGATTCGCTCTAAATCGAAGGTCATGCGGGCGTCCGCACCCCACAAGCCCAGCACTTTTTGCTGGTACATATTGCTGGTTTCGCCGCCATAAGCTCGTTTCAACGACTCTAGGAACTCCGGCGTCATACGCGGGTCCTCTAATCGAGTCATGGGACCACCGGCAAAACCTTCATTGGGATCGGTGTCAATGCGATATGCCCATGAAGTTCGCACTCCATTAGGCACGCCTGAGGCAAAGACGGGGAGCCTAGCGTTAATCATGCCGTAGAACTCACCAATCGCACTATCATCTAGCAACTGACCCTCATCAAGCCACGCACAGATATTGGGGTGGACGGTGTTGAAGCCCTGACCGTCTTTACCTTGGATACGCCCTTTGATAATTGCGTTATTGGCCAAGCGAATTTCGAAGTGTTTACGGTCGATAGCCCGTTCTCCACCCTGTAACCAGAACTTCATCAGATGATTACGCTGAAATAACGATACCATCTTCTCAAAGATAGGCTGTAAGTTGGGGTCGGCCCTGGCACCAACCAAGGCTACGCCGTCCTCCGCACCGTCATATTGCATTACCAAGGAGTTGACTTCATCCATGACGGTAATGGTCTTACCTAAGTCACGAGCCTGGAATCGTTTCTTATGTAAATCTTCTCGGTTCACTTCATGAACTTGTTTAGGCCACCACAAGGTAAACTTCTCTCTCTCCGAGCTACGAACAAACTCGGAAAAAATAGCAGGCGTTGATACTAAGCGGTATAACGCCCAATCCTCGTCGGTTAATGGTTCCTTGATATCGACCATATTTCTATTATAGCATATAAATAGACTAGCCCCCCGGAAAATTCCGGGGGGCTAGTCGGCTTCGCCAGCGTTATTCTGTCTTTATCGGTGAAGGTACTCTATCTTCTAAAGGAGTATAGTAGGCATTGGGGCCTGACCCAGTAAAATCATCTGCATGTAGGAATTCTTCCTCGGTCATTCCCAAATTCTGTCTGTCACGCTCACTGAGCATTGCCCACTGTTGTCGTCTGAAGCTCAGATTCCTAATGTCTAAGCCAATATCCTGGTTTTTCTCATAGATATCAACTGGAGGACTTTGGGGGGCGACCTCTTCGCTTGGGGGTGGGGTTGTCTCCGTTGGCGGCTTCGCCTTCGGTGGTCTTCCCCGTCCTCGCTTTACTGGCTGCTGATCCACCATATTTCTTTTCCCTCATTTCTCTAAGCCAATCTGCTTTAGCGGTTGACTTCTTCATTCAACTTCTACCTTTGGGTCCATACCCAAAACTCGTCTGTGTTCTCCTAGTATAACATCAACTAGGCCATCGAAGGGGACGCCCAGGTGATATTTCATCGCGTCCCGCAATTCCGATTCTGTCTTCGCGGATCGAGCCCTCTCGGGAAAATTAGCCTTAATATTATCCATGTGGTCTTTTGCTCTTCGCTTGATAGAGGTCCATTCCTCCATCTGACCAGTTACTTCTTTCTTCTTCTCCCTGGTAACACGATCAATCCCAGCTGCAGAAAGTAGTTTAGCGTGAAGTTCGACCAATTTCGAGTGGCGATCCATGAGACGGTCGCGATCTACGGTGCTGATTGCTGTATTTCTGAGCTTGGTATCAATCTCATAGATGGAACACTCAGTATCCAAGATATGGATCAAAGAGGTCTCGTCGTTGGCGGTGTTCCACTCGTAGAGGTCGCGGTAGTTTCCTTCCTGCGCCTCTCTAAACGACTGAATCTGCATAGACAGATCAAGACTATCCTCGGCGCGGCCGGTGAAAGCCTTCATTCGATCATCAATGATCTTATCGGCCTTCTCGTAAGCCAAATTCCACAAGTCTTCCTCGGTCATGTCGCCAGACGCGAGTTTCTCGCGATACTGACGCATGACCTTGTACATTTTCTGATACCCCTTTGCGAGGGTATCTCTGTCTTTAGGTTCCTTGGACGGCAATATCTGCTCTTTCTTTGATCTTCCAGCCCTCAGGTATCGGCTGTTCAAGCATAATTTCTACATGCTCGTCACAATACTGACTGAAGACTTTCATCCGTTTCTTGGTTACTGTAAACCGGACAGTAGCCTTTTCTCTGCACTGTCCAAATAGATCGTAATCGCAACTAACTTTCGGTCTACCCAATAGTGAATTCCTCCAATGCCGCATACGATATGGGCATCTTTTCTTTTAGTATACCAGAAATGGCCTCCGCGTACACGCGAATCTCGTATTGAGCGTCTGGAGTATTTCGTAATTCCAGAAAGTGCATCCAGTTACGGAAGTTGCCCGTCACAATGAATTCAGTATACAACGAGAGCGGGAGGACCATTCTGGCCATTTCGCGCGCTACACCGTAGGCCAATAGTTTTTCATAGACTTCGAACGAATGATTATAGGCAGCATCGAGCGCCCACTGAGTGCCTTGGTGTAAATAAGCCATATCATTTGACGGAGCCATGGAGGATTGCTTGTTATTTGGGTCTTGCACTCTGGCTTGGTCGGGAATGTAGAATTCGGGCTCGAATTCCTTGTATCGTCCGCTACGCTCGTTATAACTGTTGTGAACAATCAATCCGTTGGCAATAAAGTTGTGATGAGGAGCGGACATCTCGATATCAAATGTCTCTTCCTCTCCTACTAGATAGGGGGTCTGAACCATCTTCGAGAACATGGACCCGCCTTGGTTGCGCCTGATCGCCAACTTCTGCTCGCCATTGGACTTATGATGATGGCAATCGCTACAGACTGGCTTTAGATTATCTCGCACAAGCGCCTTGGTAATATCCGATGCTACTGGGATTACATGGTCTAGGCCGAGAAGGGCATAGGGAAGTTCAGCGCCACATAGATAGCACCTGTCGATCTCTTGGACCAGAAAAGGCTTCTGTTGATTGGTCCATACCTGTATGCCTGATCTCAGTGATGGTGGAATCTTATCCCTACTGGTGAGAGTATTCCTAACACCGTGCCTGGCAATGTAATCACCAGTTCGCAACGACCCTGCCTTGGCCCACCCTTCCGGGGTAAGGAAGACATGATCTACCGAAGCCTTCACCCCATGGCCGCTTTCGGTTTCGACAAAAACCAACTCCTTTGTCCCAGATTTCCAAACCTGAGCCATCTTACTGGATTCAAGAAGTTGAGTACTTTCATTTAGCACTCGGGTCGAAAGGTTTCGGCAAGATGGTAACAGGCGGGTTCGCCCCATAGAGTCGGGTACACCTTCATGCCAATTGCGCCAAATCTCTCTGATTGATCTCTTGTGGTTATTCTGGCCAGTTCCCAAGGAAATAAGAGTGTCGCCCGAAAGACAGAAGGTTCGGTGCCGCTGCCACTCTCTCGCAACAAAGATCGGACATTTAACATAAAACTGGAACACGACATGTTCGAACGGACTCATATGCTTGTTCATTGCCAGGAATCGGATAAGTCGCTCGTCAGCGGCTCCTCGCCAGGCGGGAAGAGCTGCACCATTACTAATACGAGCTGCCCGGACTACGGATAGGTCCGACCCCATGGAATCGACTAATTCGAGTCTCCCCTTGTCTAAGACGCCAGTGCGCGCTTCGTATTCCGGGGTTCCCGGAACTTGCTCTAAGAGTAACCGTTCCAGAGTTGCCGGATCATGGTCTGTGGGATTGGCCATCTTTCTACTGAATCACATCGTTCGGGCTGTTGCCGCTGGCGGTGACGTTTATCCCGCGCTGGTTGTCCATGTTGATCGTGTTGCCGCTGAAGGTGTTGCCGTTCATGGCGACACCATTGGCGTTGGAGCCGATGACGACGCCCCAGTATCCGTTCCGCATGGTGTTGCCCTCAATCAAGACGTTCGACGGGCCGGGGTCGTGGAACAGATGAACCGCCGCTCCGGGCGTGCCGTCCATCAAGCTATTGCGAATGGTGATGTTCGCGCAACCCGAGTTGATGTAGATGTGATGGTCGGACTGGAACTGCGCCCCGTTGTCGGTCAGGGTCATGTTCTGGATCAGGATGTTCGAGGCGTTGAGCAGCAGGATCGCCGCGTCACCGCTCGTGCCCATGCCGAATCCGGTGAAGGCCAACCCGTCGATCACGACGTGGCTGTAGCCCGACACGATGATGCCGTGACTCCAGTTCGCCCCGCTGAACAGCGGGGACTCGCCAGGGTAGTTGCGGATGGTGACCGGGTTGCCAGCCACCCCGGATGACTTCCAGTTGTAGCCGCCTTGTCCGGTGTAAGTGCCACCTCGAACGAGCAGAATGTCACCCGGCCCGAGTTGAGCGCTAGCGTCGAGGATGGTTCGGCAAGGAAGCGCGAGGGTGCAGGGATTCGAGTCGCTGCCGGTCGGGGCGATGTAGAGCGTGGTGCCTGTTGGCGGCGTGGGGGTTGGGGTAGGCGCAGGCGTAGCGGTCGGCGCCGGGGTTGGTGTAGTGGTGGGAGCGGGTGTCGGAGTCGCCGTCTGGCACTGTGGATGATTGGGTTTCCTGATGCAATCCGGTGGACGCGCCTCGCTAGGAGTAGCGAAAACCATTCCCGTAAAAAGAACGACACTTAATAGTGACGCGGTAAGGCGTAGTTTACTCATTTCAACCTCTCTGATTTCTGTTCGACACCCGGAACAGGTCGGGAAGCCTCATCGATGAGGCTCGGAAGATGAACGTCAGCCCACTCTCGTTCGTCGCGGCTCGTTGGGAATGGCGGGACCAGTTCGCGTTCGTAGGCGTCCTGATCGCCCCGACAATGCGGACACAGACCTTCGTAGTTAGGCAGCCCGCAACCAGGGCATGACGGCCCATCCTTGAGACTCACCGTTTCCCCTTCAGCGCGGCACGGAGGGTGTTCCATGCCTCGTGCCATCTGATGAACTTATCGTCATCATCAGTGGTGAATAGCCCGTCTTTCACAACCTCATCCAGCGCCTCCGCTGCCTCCGCCACGCGCAGGAGGTAGGCGATGTCGTCGGGACTCAGCCTGCCTTCACCGCCGACCGTTCGGGCGCGGATGGCGTCGAGCGGGATCACCGCTGCCCACCTTCGCGCTTTGCGGTCCCGCTCCTGCTTTTCCTTTCGGCAGTAGATGCAACCCGGCTCGAACTTGCGAGCCGATGCGTGCGCGGTGTGCAGTAGGTGCATCACTCCGACGGCCCACCTTCGCGCAGGAAGGCGACTAGGCGTTCGGCTTCCTCGCGGAAGGTGCCGTGCCCGTCATCTTGCGATAGGAAGGCTTCCACCTGACCTACCGCCGTGTCGTCATCGGGGAGGAGGGGCGGCTTCTGATGAATTGGCTCCTGATGTGCGTGCGGGTAGTCCAACGTGCAATACGCCAGCCAACAGCTATAGGTCACTTCCCCTCCTCCCGCAATCCTCCACGGTCCCGGTTATCTCGATCAGGTCATCGGGGTCGAACAGCAGAATCTTCATTGAGTGGTAGTACGAAGTGGGCATCAGTTTCTTGAGGTCCTTGAGATAGAACTGATGCGGCAGACGAGCGTACCCAACGGCCTTGTAGCCTCCGCCGTCGCTCACGACGACGATGCCGAGGCGTTCACCTTCCTTCGGCCGCACGGCGAGCCAATCCCCGAAATGCCCGGACTTCACGCCAACCGTCACTTCCCCTCCTCCCGCCGCAGCAGGGCGCGGGCTTCGTCCTTCCGGCGTGCAAACTCGGCTGCTCGTTCCTCGCGGGTCAGCCCCGGCATCCGGTCCACGGTCAGCCGTTTCAGCGCCTTGCGGTATTCATCGCGTTGTCTCGCAGCCTCCGCGTAGCCGTCAAGTTGGTCGGCCACTTGACGAGCGAGGGACTGGCTGATGCTCGTCGTGCCAGAGTGGTAGACCCTCTCGCGGAAGGCTGCCCGCACTTCAGCGGGCCAGAGCGCCGCCGTGAGCGGGTCAGTCATGGCTGACTTTTCTGCCACATCTCGCTCCTGAGCCAACATGTAGGCGTAGCATGCAAGGCAGACATCAGGTTCCGCAGGCTCGTAGTCGCAGTTTCCTGCGAAGTCGTACATTTGCTCGACCGACATGGCCTCTACAGCCGCGCGAGACTGAGGGTAATCAGGGTTTTCAGGCTCGTTCCAAAGATGGACCCCGCTGCTCATCGCTCCCGCCCCGGACCCGCGAAGTAGAGTGCGACGAACATCGTCACAAACCAGCACAGGAGCAGGATGCCTTCGCGCTCGGTCATCGCTCGGCCTCGGTCAGGCGGTCGTACTCGGCGGGATCGATGTCGAGTTCCTTCGGGTCCGTAGGCTGGTTGGGGTCCAGCCCGGTGTCGGGCAGGGCGGCGAAGAAGGCGGCAGCAAAGTCCTCGCCATGATGGTCATCGAAGTCGCAGACTTGCGACGGCCCCATCATCGCAATCAGTGCCGCCGCCGCCTGCGCCTCGGTGATGGTCTTGGTGGTCACGGTCGTACCCCGATCAGCCATAGCACGGCGGTCACGGCCAGCATGCCCGCGAATGTCCCGAACAGGATCGCGGCGATGCCCAACGCAAAGGTCACCGCTGCCCGCCTGCGCGAAGGCGCTCGATGATGGCAGCGGTGACCTTGCGCCAATCAATCTGCCAGCCGTCGAGAGCCGAGCGATAGGTCCAGAAGTCAGTCATGTGTCCGTCCGTCGAATGCACTTGAAACATGACTTGTTCCACGACAGGAGCCAGCCGCTCTACCGCCGTGTCGTCATCGGGGAGGAGGGGCGGTGGGACATCGTTCCACGGCTCGACCATGACGAACGGGTTGGCTTCTCGGAACTGATCGAGAACGCAGACAGGATCACAGGCAGTCGTGTGGGCGTGGTAAAACTGAACGGTCACTCCCCCACCTCCCGCCGTAGATCATTCCGAAGATCAGGGTCGTCAGGCCAGTTAGATGGCGGCACGATGTACGACTCGCCCGACTTGACCGGCGTACCCTCCCGCCGCAGCAGGGCGGCGTCATGCTCCTGCCAATCCTTCTCTGTCACGTCCATCCGCTGCTTGCGAATCTCCCACACGATCGCGTGATAGATCGGATCGTTGTGGTACCGCTCTGAGTCGATGCTCTCGTCGGTGTAGCCCGCTTCGATAGCGCGGGCTAGGGCTGTACGCAAGGCATCGGGCTCTGCCGACCCTGCCGCCAGCAGGGCGCGGGCTTCGTCTAGGTCAGCACGGGCCTTTACGCACCGATCATCGGTACAGACTTGGAACGAGTCGTGGTGCTTGCTGAACACGCCGTGCCGGTTCAGGTGCGCCATCGCGCCGCCAGTCCCGGCCAGCGATGTCATCTTTTCCAGCGCCTTGCGGTAGGGGGCGGCTTCGTCGCCAGCCCAAGCGAGCGCAACCGTCAGCAGACGATCTCGCTCATCGAGCAACCAGCGGGTGTCTTCCCTGGACGTGGCGTAGTAGTTGCCCCAATCAGTCTCGATGCGGGCATGGCGGTTCGCGTTCGACTCGCTCATCATCAGAATTTCATCCAGTGCGGCGCTATGGGCGCTCGCATGCTCGTATCGGTCAGGACCGGATCAACCGGCCACTCCACGGTCACTGTATACAGGCCACGCGCGGGATCAAGGCCAAGTGCGGCCACCACACCAAGTTGCAGGTCAATGATCCTCACTTGGGGGGTTCCGACATAACATTGGCAGTAATCTATGACTGGAGCCACGGTGGAGAGCCCCGTAGCTTGTGCAGTGATCAGGACATACCCACAGCCCCCCGGCGTTGTGTTTCGGTAGGTCCAAGTACAAAAGGGCATAGCCACTCCGCTACCAGGTCCGTACCAAGAAGCCGTGCCAGTAACCGGGGCAGTAGCCCCTACCGGAGTAGCAAACAGAACCAAGAGGATCAGGGCTGTTACGACAGCTTTAATTGGGTGGCTCTTCTTCTTTGGAGGGAATGAGCCAGGAGGACGATCCCCCTTTTTGGATTTCTTCCACATTGGGAAAATGCGGTTAGATTTAGTCACTTTAACTCCATGCTATAAAAACTAGGATGCCAATGCCAACAGCGAGAAATGTAATCGTTCCAAAGATAAAGAACAGAATAAGCAATGCGATTTCAGAGGCATCATTCAAAGTAATCTTGGTACGCTCTACCTACAGGTTTCAGAAACACAACTGGTGGATGAGAATTCTCATGGCGAGTCCTCTTCCACCGTGTTGGAAACGGTTTCTCACAACGAGGACAAAGGAATACCTTTCGTAATCTAGTCGGTCTTTTCTTATCGTGTCTTCTGGCCGGACAGTAAAGCTCATGCCATCGGAACCCAACCGCAGGTTTCAGCTCGTGGCAATGTTTACAAACAAAAGGTTTATGCAAGTTGATCCTCAATAACCATCCTCAGCCGAGTGCCCAACCACTCTGCTACCGGAGCAACTACACCGTTGCCGCAGAGACGATACCGATGAGAATCTAATCCGTTTGGTAACAATGGGTCGTCTTCTGGTTGTGATCCTACGATTAATTCTGTAGCTCTACTATCTCCACTATCAAAAGCATTTAAGGTGTTGAATTCTTCGTCTGGGACCCAAGTTTCAACATCTTCGCTAGTTTGAGCTCTCCTGGACTTGCGGAAGTGCGTCTGGCCTTCCAAGTTCTGGCTATTGTGTGGCCGTCCGGCCACCCCATCAGCCTCTCCGCTTCCAGCGGAGTGATCCTGCGGACCAGTTGTGATGATGACATGTCCAACCATTGCTTCTCGTCCGCTTGGCTGGATTCCTGCATGTTTGGTTCCTGCAGTGAGTGATCCAACGGGGTCAATAAGGAGGTTGTGGAATTCGTTCCCGCTTGGTCCTGAGGTTCCACGCCACCATTTGGAGTTGACAGTTTGAGTAAGGATACCTGCCTTTCCAATACCATCCTCAAAGCGGTCGGTAGTGACCTTCCCCTCCGGTTCGCCCTCCGTAGAATACCCTCTGCTGCTCGCGCTGTCAAATAGAACCTCAGCGGCGCGGTCGGTTCCAAGACTTCCGACAATGTAGACTCTACGACGACGTTGGGGGACTCCGAAATAGCGTGCATCCAATATCCGGTAGGCCCACCCGTACCCGAGTTGGCCCATTTGACTGAGGAGAGCCCCAAAGTCTCGACCTGAGTTGGAGGAGAGGAGTCCCGGTACATTTTCCAAGAGAATCCAGGTTGGCTTATATCTGGCCACAAGGTCAAGGAAGGAGAAGGCGAGGACGCTCCGCTCTCCAGCGAATCCGGCTCGCTTACCTGCAATACTGAGGTCTTGGCAGGGGAATCCTCCTGACCATAATGTTGCGGATCGCCAGTCATCACTGACCAACCCGGACGGCTCGGAAGACTCCCCGTTTCGTTCTCCCCCATCGCTGTCCCCGTGTTCAGATAATCGATAGCTATCACCAATGGGGTGTTCAAGTCCGTTGTTCTCTGCCCCGCCCCCGGCGTACCGCCTAGCAATGGTGGTGATATCTCCAAGGTTGGGAATACCCGGCCATCTTTCGGCAAGGACTGCGTTAGCGTAGGGTTCGATCTCTGAGAAAGAGACGGTTCGCCATCCGGCTTGTTCGAGTCCGAGGTCGGTTCCCCCGGCTCCTGAGAAGAATGATGCGTGCGTGAGCTCATGGACCACTGCCATACCAAGTTAGCGATTTACGCTCACGCCGTGCCTTCTTGTGAGTAGGGCACAAAGTCCTCATCCAAATAAAGTCAGCATCGGAATCTATTTCACCAGGCTTCCCACACTCTTCACACAACTGATAAGACTTATTCTCTACTCTCATGATGATGTTGTAATACTCTTCATTCCACGGCTCAAAGTAAACTCGTAATCCCCCAAACTTTTCTTTGACTTGGACGATATCGATCGTATCGGGCTTTCTGTCGTACACCTCCTCGATCAATGGAGTCCATCCAGGGCCCACTGAATCGATGGCTAGTTGTCTATTGACTACAGGCCAGCCCATTTCAATCCTACTCCGAACGCCCAGCCCGCTACCATAATCAAGCCAAGTAAGGCCAGAGTGCTAATAACCAGGGTTACAATACCTGCAAAAAACTTTAACATCTAGAATACCCACATACCGCGCAAGTTAAACATCCTTCCACATGATTAAGACTAAACGATTGACATTCTGGACACGCTTCGCTTGTTCTGGCGGGCGCATCAACAGTGACTTCTATGGTTGGTTTTTCTGAGGGCGTAGCGTCGGACAAAGCCCACGCCACCGCCGATGGCAATGACTTGACCAGTTTACCATATCCTCCGACTCCAAGCAACTGATCTCGGATTTCCCTTGGTGGGATTCCATCTTGGAGAGCGACTGAAACAAGCCGCCCAATCGCCTCACTGAGCTCTTGGAGGTCGGTGCCAGCTTTCCCTACATTCAGGAAGACTTCGACAGGGGACCCTTCTTCATCTCGATTGACCGTGACATATGCAGGACCGATATCGGTCTGAATCTTGCTGGTCTGACCAAGGAGAATGTTAGGGCGCTTAAAGATATGGCCATTGTGCGTGATCATGGGTGCTGGTTCTTCTTTCTTCTCTACACGGGTTAGTACTTGATCCCTACCGCACCCATCCCTGAAGTACGCAATCGATTTCAACCCCTTGTCATACGCAAGGGTAAAGGCTTTTTCTACATCCTCAACCGTATGAGAGTTGGGAGCATTGAGCGTTTTGGATACTGAGGAGTCGATGTTTTTCTGGGCCGCCGCCTGCATAGCAATATGCTCTTCGACAGTTACCTCGTTAGCTGTCACGAAATAGGGTGGAAGATCGGAAAGATCACCCTTGTGCGAATAATCTCGATATTCCACAACGACGGGAGGACGAACAATATGCTTACCTGTCCGATCATTGCGTTCGTATTCGAATGCAAAGTACGGCTCTATTCCGCTATTCACGCCGGCCACGATACTAGTTGTGCCAGTCGGAGCCTGGGTTAACAAGAAAAGGTTCCTCAAACCATAAGAATCCATCGATTCTCGGTCATAGTAATCTTTCAAGTATGGACGGTCTGCCATTGCTGGTTTCCAACCCACTGCCGCACCCTTTTCCTTGGCTAGGTCGATAGAAGCAGAAATAGCCTCAAGCTTCATAACTAAGAACACAGAGTGTGTAAATCTTACGGCTTCTTCGCTACCGTAACGCATTTCTTGGAGAATAAGAGCATCAGCCAAGCCCATCACTGAAAGCCCGATCCGCCGAAGGTCTCCTTGAATTTCGGCAGTCTGCCTCATATCTCCGTAGAAATTCTTGTCAATGACATTATCTAGGAAGCGAACGGCGGTTCGAATGTCCTTCTTGAAGTTATCCCAATCGAATAGTGTCCCGAATTCAACATAGGCTCCAAGATTCATAGCCCCGAGATTGCAAACAGAGTACGCGCCCAAGCCTTGCTCTCCGCAAGGATTCACACTAATGATCTGTTCGATATCTCTTGCTGTAGACAGATTGTTGTAACGATCCAAGAAGATTACGCCAGGTTCTCCGTTATCCCAAGCCCCCTCAGCAATTGCATGCCACAGGTGACGGGCCTTCACGGTTTTATAGACCTTATTGGAGTGGCCAGCCGCTTCCCAACCGATAAGGTCGCCATCCCACTTCGAGTTGTAATCGGGATCAGTGGTATCGGGAAATACAAGCGCCCAATCCTCATCGTCTTTGACCGCTTGCATAAACTCTTCGGACACAGCTACGCTGATGTTAGCGTTGGTAATCTTCTTAAGGTCGCGCTTGGCATTGATAAAGAGCTCAACATCAGGATGCCAATCATTGAGCATAAACATAGCCGCGCCACGGCGCGAGCCACCCTGCATAACAGCCCCTACTGCCTTGGACGCCACATCCATCCATTCAATGGGTCCAGTGGTAGTTCCGTTGATTCGACTCAGGTACGCGCCGTTAGGCCGCAGCGTGGACCAATTAATCCCAACCCCGCCGCCTCGCGACATGATGTTGACCATCTCACTAATCGTGTCAAAGATGGCCTCTCGACTATCATTACCATTGAGTCGATTGCTGCGATTGCGAACAGGAATCACAAAGCAGTTATAGAAGGTAACTTCGGTACCTGTACCAGCACCGGCTAGAATTCTGCCCCCCGGCACAAATTTAAAGTCTTCTAGAAGGTTGTAGAAGTCATCAGACTCCTCTGCGGTGTGGGCAATGCCCTTAGCAACGCGAGCCCACATCTGTTCTACGGTTTCAGTAGGGTTCCCATCTTTATCTTTGAGGGAATACCTGTCCAGGAATACGGCCTTCCTTTGTTCATTTAGTTGTACGGTCACTTTCTACCACCTCTATCGTCAATAATCTTGTCAAACCATCCGTCTGCCAGCAGATCATTGTCAACTAGAACGCCGTACAGAGTATTGCTTATTCGGGTCACATATTCTTCATTTTTGGGAGTATTGGCACCATGCGGCTCCCCGTCTAGCATAACATGTAACAGTTCGTGCCAAAATGTCTGTTCTTGCTTCGCGGGAGGCATATCCTCTCTGATATGTATAACGCAATCTCCAATAAGGGTTTCCCCATTCAAGTCACTCGATAATAAGGCCCGAACGATGCGGACCATGTATGGTACAGCAGCCACCTTGACTGACAATCAACTAATCCTTCCTTTTGTATGGTGGTTTTCGGTGTGGTTTATATGATGCCTTCGCCAGCTTGCTTCTTGTTACCCTCTGGTCATCAAAACGACGAGAAGACCATACCTGGTACTCGTTGAGCCACCACGCTACTTGTGTCCTTGAAAAATAGATGGTGTTCCCGAATCTGATATAAGGCAATATCGGGGCTGTCCCCGTCGCCTGCGTTCTTCCAAACCTGTATGGCATCAACGAGGACTTGGCGATTTTTAGGGCAGACGCGATCTCGTCCGGCGTTGCCAAATCATCCAAGTCTGGAATTGGCGGACACTCACTCACCTCGCAGCGCGGCGATGACCGCCTTCTCCCACTCCAGCCCTACGATTCCCGGCTCCAGGTCAGGATGCTGGACCTCAACCTGCGTGACCGCATCAGACAATACCTGTGGTGCCGTATCGTCGTCGGGGAGGAGGCAGGGATCAGGTTCGCCCCAGTCGCGCCAGCGGCTCACTCCCCCACCTCTCGCCGCTGGTACTGGACCCGAAGGATGAAATCGCGCACCCGGAACGAGATGCCGCCATCGTTTTCCCATGCCCCGAGCCGCCCATACTTGCGCCGGACTCCGGGCCACTCCCACGAAGGAACGCGGCATAGATACAACCGCTGCCATCCCACCTGATGGAATCGCCTAGCCATTCCCCACCTCCCGCCGCAGCAGGTCAGCCGGGATTAGGGCAAGCAGGTCGTTCAGATACTCCTGCTTCCGCAGGTTCGTGCTAGTCGGTACCGGGATCGCCCGCAGCCGGGTCAGTTCCTTGACCATATGGGCTTCCAGCCGTTCCAGCGCCTTGCGGTACGGCGCGGCGGCCTCGGAGGGGAGGAAGTCCCAGATGGTATCCAAAGCCTCGCGGTCGATGCGGCCTCCAACGCCCTCCTCATCTCCCAGAATCCACATCCCCTCAGCCGCTTTCCGCAGATCGTCGCGGGTGATCGCCTTAATGGTCATCGCTCGGCCTCGGCGTCGAGGATGCGGGTCGTCTCGCCGTGCGTCGGCAGATGCCCGCTTCTGTAGATGGGCAGTAGTGCTTCCCGTATTCGCTCCCGTTCCTCGTCAGCCCCGGCGCGGCGCTCGGCGGCGAGGGCTTCGTCTACGTCACGGTTGAACGCGATGGGTTCAATACCTCTGGCGTACACCCATCCGCGCAGCCGCTTGGCAGCGTCAAACATCGGTCCAGACCTCATCCTCTCCCACCGTTTCCGGCTCTCCTCGTTCCACGCGCGCATACGGCGTATTCAATGGATCGACGGGTTTACAAGTCCCCCTTATCATCTGAGACAACTGAAACGGAAGATTACAATCATCACACACATTTTTCAGCAATTCTTCGGGATGTTCGTTTTTAAACCACACCGAAGCTCTCCAAAGCTCGATATACTCCTGCCACTCCTGATCGGTGTAACAGTCCGGCTTATTCACAATCAATGGTGTCTTCTCCAAACTCAAGTGTTGCTTGAATAGTACGCGGAGGAGCCTGGACACGCTTGATCAAATTCTTATTCCTCCGACGAACAACAATCCTATCATGGGCGTGATCGTGAGGAAACTTCGCATTCTTGCAGTATTGGCAATCGAGTGGATCGCCATGCCATACCAAGCGATACATGTAGACCTCCAGTATAACATGATTCTCAATTAGTAACAAGTGGATCGATTATCGATCCATCTATCAATTTCTTCACTAAATCCTGATCCTCTTCGGACGCTGAGCGTGGAAGATGCTCAGCCATCATCTTTACTCGTAACTTCACATCAACATCTGCGGTGCGCCCGTATCTTTTTGGTCTAGGCTCCCAACCATTGGCTGATCGTCTTTTTCGGCGCTGTGCTTCGCGAGCCGAGGTACAAAGAGCTCCCCACGGCACTTGCTCTGGAAGCGCGACCTCGATGGTAGTGAACAGAGTCCGACAACTATAACACCTTCTGCGCCGGTACCGCTTGCCCGTATCCCCGAACCCGGAAATCTTCACCGGAGTCCTGGGGTCCCCGCACTCAGGACACTCTACACCATTGGACCGAGCCTCGTAATCAGCCATTCCCATACGCTGTTAAAGTGCCATTCCCATTCAACTTCAGTGTGATACCATCATCCCAACCAAGCCAATGATATACTCGGTATTTTCCTTTATCATCATCTAGGTAGCCAACAAATCTATATGTCCCTTTTCTAGGTCGATGCGACGCATCGGGAATATATATCTCTGGATACGAAGGCCAATCTTTCCATTGACAATCTAGCGGGCCTCCCATACACCAACTGCGCTCAATAGTACCCGGATTCGTAACAGTATTGTTGGACCACGCGGGCGCTGTAAAAACTGTATTGGTTGCAATCATAGCTGCATCCAACTTCTTCATTGCATCTATTACCTTGTCGTAGTCGATTATTGCATCTATGTTTATTTTTATCTCAGGCATCTTAGCCATCAAACTTCATCTCCGGTGCTTTAACAACGATTGATTTATCAGCACCATCCCAATCACCAACCCAGTCCCACTTCAACTCCATGGAGCTGCCCTGCACCCAGTTTCCTTGGAAATCAATCCTAACTACCTGCATCATGCCCTTCGTGTTGTTGATTTGGAAGAAGGCAGGCTCTGCGCCTTTATACTTCCACGAAAAAACAACATTGACGGTGGACTGTGAGGTTGAGATGATAACAGAATCAGGAGCACCCAATTCTATTGAATCTGCGTCTACAGTGGTAACTCGACCACTAATATCCTGGACGAGGACTGGCATGCCTGCGCGGGCAAGCAATACACCGTTCAGGATGATAATGAGTGTGATTGTCAGTGCGATAAAAACACTCAGTAGAATAGCGAGAAGATTCTCCAAGCCAGTCAAGGATATGTTACCGGTGCGAACGGCACGGAATCATCTATCGATTCCAGCTTGAGTTCGGGGTCAGGGGAGCCAGAAATCAATTTGGCCAACTTATCAACACTAGGACCGAGATTCTTTTGCCCTTCCGGCGTGCTATAAGCTGCAATGACATCAAAAGCCGCGTAGGTGATTTCTCGTTCACGCTTGGCAAACTGATCCCAGCTATCAATGCCGTCGGGAAGGCTCACCCTCACCATCGGCAAGCTGATATCGCGTACTTCTGTTACATCTGGGAACACTGCCAGTTGGTTTTCCTTGTTGGCCCCCTCGTAGATGCGAAGCCCAAACTCCGCATGCCGAGCGCTCCCAGGCGCTATGGGACCAAAGGTAAATCGCTGTGTTTCGTTGATTTCTACTCGGTAGCGCCCACCGCGCTGGAAAAACTCAATGATTCTCTTACCTGAAGTTGGCTTATCTGGATGAAACGCTCCGTTAGTCGATGCCTTCTTAGACGGCATAAATATTCACCTTTCCACCCCCCGCAAATCGAACTTGCATTGTATCCCCCGCCATTAAGTGCGCTCGCTGTAGTTTTTGGCCATTGGGTGTAATCACATCGATTGCACCGGCTGGAGTTGTGGTATCTGCAGAACCAGCGCCAATAAGGAACTGGTCTGCCATCATGTACAGGTAATACCACTCACCATTCCCATGTTCAGTTTCCAACATCCCACATTTCTCATATCTGGCGCAATACCCCCGGCGCAATACCCCCAAGGAACAAAACCCCCAAGGAACAAAGTAAAGCACTTGATCTGCATCCCAATCTGTCCATTGAGCACTTTTGGGTCCACCCATACACCATGCTTTTGAGGTAATGAGTCTCGCACACCATCGATCGAATGTTTTACTCCAGCCGTTGAACACAGTAGTTCCTGCTGCCTCAGTCATACCCCCCACCATTGAAGACAACCCACTTTGGCTCATCCAGCTCTACGATGCGAGGCTTACGATCTAGAGCCGTATCAGTGCCATCGAAATACTCACTTGCATAAAAGGTCGGCATCGACTTCATCACGGCTATACCTTCTGTCGTCTTCCAGAAATCTAGAAGAGTCCCCTCAAACTTCGAAAATGCCTTGTCGCGCTTGACCATCCACGCAGCCTTTTTCTTTTCTCGTTCTGATTGTCCTCGGCGTACAACAAGCCGAGCTTCCTCTGGATCATGAGCCAGCACCACCAAGGTACCATCATCATGGTACGCACTCGAAATACCGTTGCCTTCCCAGATAAAGAGGCGTAGTCGATCAGTCATTTATATATCCTTTCTCCTGTCTGCGTATCATATTCTCCGTGTGCCTTCTGTAATGTTGGCCTTATTGTGTGTCGTTGGTTAAGCAGGACACTCCAAAGGCTACTCCATCGAGGACACTCAACATACCACTCGTCCATGAAACCAATTACACGCACTGTAGGTCGTCCGCACCATTCGCAAAACTTTGGATAGTTCATGGCAACTTCCACGCAATCGCAAGCAGGATGCCGGAAATAAATCCCAGCATCGAGATGACTACTAGTGGACTGACATCGTTATCTTTCATCGGTCCCTCCTGTTGCCGTAGATGGCCCATGCTATCAACACCGCAAGAGTGATACACAGCATCGCCGCGACAATGTATTCATAGAAATCACTCATCCCCATTTATCCATTCCCCACTGTGCTCCTGCTACAAAAGCTCCAACAATCACAACCAAGCTCAGGATTGCGATCAAACCCAATTGAAATAATGTCGGGTTATCCAACATCCACAGTACTCCCCAGCCCACTAACACGGCGGCGATGGCCAGTCCAACAAACACTCCAAGCAAGAGTACCACATTCAGGATTCCTCCTGCCAGCGCTGCCAACACCTTCCTCATCTAACAGGCCGTTCCCGGATCGCCTTCGCTAAGTCCACGATAGCCTCTGCAATAGCCAACTGGCCATAGATTGCTCCCATCGCAGCATGAATCTCCCATCCCATTGTATGGTGGTTTTTGTATCCGTTCAAAGCAGCCGCTTCTTTACGAGCCAAGTCTGCATTCTCACTCACCACTCGTCCGGCTCACTCCGATGGCGACACGGTGCCATTCTCCTGAGATCAGCTAACGACAGCGTGGCTGCCTGGTGAACGTCACCGGCGGAATGATGGTGATCGATCATGACCCCACCCAGGCTCAAAACCAAATGATCATCATGCTCGTTGCCGAGGTGCTGCCCAATCTCCACCATTCTTTCTATCGCTTCAGCGAGCGAGAGATAGTCCCCGATCATATTGCCCGAGTCCGTATCCCACAGCTCCCACCACAGTAGGTCGGAGTTTGACTCCATCTCGAACTGTTCTTCAGTCATGCCAGCACTGTACTCCCCGGCGAGCTCGTTGTCAAGTGCAACTTTCTGCCTGGCGGCTCCACGGCAAGTCGATTTTTGCAAAAGAGCCCCCTAGTTATCCATTAGCATGCAATTCCTTACCTGGCATCCTCAATTTCCGTTAACAAGCATCCTAAACCTTCCTAGACCCTTATTTTCCTCTCTATGCAGACTTAGTACTAATAAGTTACCCACTATACTAATCAAACAACACTATTATCCCACCTTACCCCAAAAAGCTCGGATTAGCACGGTTTCCACTCCAAGGCATAGCCGATTCCGTGGAAAGCGACCGGTGCGTGTCCGCGAGCGTGGACCGAGCGGGAACCGCTCGGAGCGGAGGGCGTGGAAAAACCTGGCGCGCCCAGGAAAGGTACGGGAGGCCGGCGCCGCAGGCGCCGAGCTCCCCGGAAACGGTATCCGGGGGGTCACAGGACGGCCGCTAGCGGCCGTCCGGGACCGAAAGGGTACCTAGGGACCAGCTGCCGCATTGCCGAGCTGCCTGGCGGCATCATGGCGTGGAATTGGCGTACCGCGCCATCTTGCGGCGGTCGGTGGGCGGCTCGATGATGGGTACCTCACGGCCGCCCAGACACAGGGCGACCGCCATATACCGGACACACGGAGCACCAAGTAGATACCGGGCGAGAGCCGCAGCCATGATAGGCAGCCGCCGATGTGGGCGCAGGGTCTAGTACGGGACCGACCGGGGACATACAGGGACTAGGGCGGATCGGCTCAGCCGATCCTGCGACGCGCACCATAGGCGCGCCTATATGCCTACCGCGACCGCGATACACCGATACGCCACTCCTACCTATACCGCTCCGACGCAAGGACGGACCGGACGGGCTCTTAGAGCCGATGGTACGGGTCACACGGCGCACCGATCACGGACTAACTGCGGCAGGGTTGGGCGCATCCTATGGCCGGACCCGGATCGGCTGCGCCGATCCGCCCTAGTCACCGGGCACCGATCCTAGTCGGATCGGTGCCCGCTACCCTAGAACGGAGCGATACATACCATGACCGCTAACAGCACTCCCCCTGTCGTTGTGGAGTCTCAGGACGCCGATGATGACCGGATGGTGTCAGTACGATTGTCGCGTGAGGAGCAGTCGTACATTACGGGCCTAGTCCGCGCCGACCTTTCTAACGCGCCGACGATGCCCAGTATCCCCAAAGACGGTACCGATGCTGTCAAACTCCATTCGGAGTTTCAGGCTTACATCGAAGCCGAAGCCCATTGGCGCACGGTTGAAGCGCCGAAGATTGGCCTAGCAGATCGGATCGAGGCGGCACAGCCACGGACCCGGATCACCAAGCCAAAGACGGGCGCCGCCGATGATGGCGCCAAAGAGTCTACCGGCGCCGATGATGGCGCCGAAGCCACCAAGTAATTAGTAAGGGTAGCGGGCACCGATGCGATTAGGATCGGTGCCCGGATTAGTGCTGCCACAGCTCCAGGTTTAGCCGGCCAGGGCCGGCTAGAATAGGAGAATATTGTGGAATATCCTCGTAAGGTTGTTCGTTCTACTGATTGTGGTTCGTTCGTTGTTCTCACTGGTGTAGTTCCTAATCCTTACCCGAATACGGAAGGAAAGAATACTGCACTAGTGGTTACTGGTTCTCTCTATGATGAGAACGGTGACTTTATCAAGAAGGTCCAGGGCGATAACTTTGACGCTATTGTGCGTATCGGTACCGTTTGGCTCCACGAGTTGGCCGTTGCTGATGCTAGGCGCGATAACGATAAAGCGCGACTATTCGCGCTGGAAGCTCAGCCGTGGACTTTCTAAGGAAACACGGTACGGAAACTTGGATTCTCTCCAAAGGTCCGGCCAGGGAAGATATCAAACTGGTTAGTAAGCGGCTACTGTTGAATAGCCCGCGACTAACTATGGTTGATTCCCATAATCGGGTATGGTTGAGAATCAAGTAGGTATTAGGTACGCTGGGCAGCACTAATCCGGGACACTTTCAACCCGGAAGGTAGTAAAGGAGAGAACAATGTTAGGATTTAGGTATCCTAGCAAGAAGGCTCTCCGCGAGGCTATAGCAGCTGGCAAACTAGTTAGGTTTAGTTCCCATGTCCAGGATAGTTCGGTCGTTCGGCCGGAATATACTGGTGATGATGGTAACTACCCTGTTGTAGGTCCAGATGCCTATAACTCGCGGAAGTGGTACGCTACTCTGGAAGTGAAGGACAACCTGGTTGTTCGTATTCTAGAGTAACGAAAGTCCACTCCTAAACGAAAATGGTGGTAGGTAAAGGAAAACGCTTTACCCTAACTACGCCGTCTTATCCCAGGGTTGGCAGAATGTCGGACTACGGGTGCCGATCGAGCCTGTAATACCTTTTAGGGTACGGTAGAGCCACCATTCCAAACTAAAAGGAGAATACTAATGCCTAGGTCAAAGCGACCAAAGGAATACTATTGGAAGATTCGTGTTCCTTCTCGCCATTCTAGCGCGGTGTTCGATATGCTGCGATATGATGGCGGAAAGGTCGTCGATTATTCCCATAGTACTATTGAGGAAGATGATAGTATCTTTTATGACAACTCCCAGGGCTTCGATAACTTGATTATCAGCTCGGATCGGCCGCCTACGATTGCTAGGTGGAAGAGTTTCGGAATAGATGTTATGGTTGGCGATAGGCCCTGGCCGGAAGATATATTCCACGACGGCTATGGTGATCCCTATTTCCAAACTGATCGCTACTCCGTTAGGTAGTAGCGTCGATCATAGCCGATTAGGAAAAACTAGTCGGCTATGATCGGCGTTTGTGCCGAAAGTGTATTAGGAGAAACGAAAAGGAGAACAGTAGTGATTACTGTAAACCTCAAGCGAAACCCTAATGGCAACTTCGTTATCCAGGATGAGAACGAAACCAAAGTTGCCGAGTGTCTTTCTTGGAAAGATGCTAAAGTCCATGTCCAGGTTAGAAAGCCTGATGTTGTTCGGCTAAAGTTCTTCCCTGGCTGCGCGGCTACTATTTCTTTGGCTACTTTGCTAAAGAGTAGAAGCCCACTCTTATAGGTGTGGGCTGCGCGGTACTGGTGTTTTACGGAATACTGTTTATCCTGGTAATAGTATTCCTGACAAGTATAGTCTAGTAGTCTGACACTATGGCCGGATATTCTGAGGGGTTATCCGGCCATAGTGCTAGTTTACTAGGAGTAAACTAGATTCTTGGTTCGGCTAGTAACAGGAAGCATAGTCCCCGCATCAGCGGTAGGAATGCTTTTAGGATGTCGCCCGCCGAAGTAATGATAGGCTAGGTAGCAGGTGATAGCACGCCAAGTAACCAACCCAATAGGAGAATCGTTATGGAAACGGAAAGGCCGTTTATTGTGGAAGTCAAGGATTCCGATAGTGAAAACTATGTTCGGAATCAGCTGACTTTCATTAGTGCCGAATCCGCAGATAACTGGGGATTCAACTTTCTGTTCCGAGACTTTCGGGCAGAAGATTATCGCGTTGTTGATATTCGCACCGGCGATATTGTTATCGAAGGGACGAATCCATGAAAGCAAAGCGTACACCAGTACATCTAAAGGGTAAGAGTTACCCTGGACAGTTTCCGAATAATCCTACTAAGCCTAAAAAGCCTAGTGGCTTTAGGAAGAAGCCATAATGACTCTACAATCACCAACTATGGGCCAGCTTCGTGATCAATGGGAACACGATAATCCTGGTTCAGTAGCCGATACGGCTATTCCACAAACTTGGGCAGATAAAGTATTCGAAGCTGTAAAGGAATGGCCTTTCGGTTTCGTATGGGGTTATCTTCCAGGTTCTGTATTCGGTAGTCCAGTACCGCTTACCGATTCGGCTAAAGCGATATACGAAAGACTACCGGCCAATCTCCGATAACAATACTTGGTGCGATCATGCGAAAGATCGTAAATCGGTAAGTGGGACGGTCCGAAACGACCGCTAGGCAGGGAACCCCTGCTGGCAAGATTACCAGCCAAGAAAACCAGGTAGTTGGAACTAAACGGTTGGCGCAGACCTAACAATGAGATTAGGTTAGGGAGCTTTCCTAGGAGTTTCGGACTAAATCAGGCCGAAAGCCAACCGCGAATGGGGGAATGGGATACAAATTGCGTTACGGCGTTGATCTATTCGGCAAAAGAACGACAATAGGTAAGCCCTATAGGTCGCTCCGTTCGGCCAGGCAAGTTGCCCGTTCGTTTGCTGGTATTAGGCGCGGTTATCGGGCCAGGATATTCTATGGTCCTGATCGTAAAACAAGAGTGTACTACTGGCATGATATGTACGGAGTACATTCGGTAGAGTTTCCAATACACAAAAGACCTCGGCTCTCCTAGGGTAGGGGAACCGAGGTTTTTTTTCGTTTTAAATTAGAAACGAAAGGATAGATAACTATGAAAGATGGAGAGTTACGAGCTGCTGTCCTCGCAATGGAAGAAAGCAGCTGGTTAGACTCCACGGATGGTATTCCTATTCCTGATGAATTCGAGAAAATAGCTCGAAAAGCATTTCGAATGGGATATCAGAAATCATTGCTCGATGTTTCACAGAGCGGTGGTTTCGATAAGTTTATCAAGCGTGGTATCGAAAAAGTGATAGAACAGTATGAATAACAGTAAGCGTAGACGGGAAGCGAAAGCTGCCCAAAAGGTTGTTGGTAATAATGCGATGGCACCAACAACTAAGAATCTTACTCGGTTGATGAAGCAGAAAGGTACTAATCGAGCTCAGCGCCGACATCACCCTAAGATTACCGTAGCGCAAATGCTGGATGAAATTGAGAGATTCGAAATGCTTTGGAACAATGGCAAAACCGACTAAACCGAAGAGCAAGTCTGCGCGGAATAAGAATGGTGGTAGGATGACTCCTCTTCCGCGAGGACGAAAGCCTACTCCTTCTTTCCTAACGAAAATCCGTTCAGAACGAAAAACCGATATCTACCAGTTCTATCGTGGAGTAGATTGCGAATGAAAAGCGAAGTTGCTGCTTCGTTTGTAATCGCATTTCTGTTCGCAGTGATTCTGTTGACACCACTACTCTTAGTGAAGTAAACACCCCGATGTTAGCGGGTTAGGAAACTAGCCCGCTACGATCGGCGTGCTTGCGCCGAAAAGCAAGAATCAAATGGAATGGAGGAAGCCAAAATGGGAATCGACGAAATAGCCGAGTCGGTAGGTATGTGCACCTCCCATTGTGAGCATGGTGGGGTCTGTATATTAGATGCTGGGCATGAGAGTACCCACGACTCAGAGTATTGTCGCTGGACAAACAAGGAAGCTATCTCAAAGGAGGAAGCCGACAAGCGGACAGCACAAATGCCTGGTGGTGAGTCAGTTCTCGCCATCGAGCGATTGATCTATGGAGACGATTGAAATGTTGGGCGGAGGGCCCGCCTATTCGGCAGAGGAAATCGAAGATTTCGTTGATCGAATGGGAATAGAGATTGGCCATGATGAGACTTGTTCTTATGGGTTGAAAGCGACTACGCTAGAAATCCTGGAACATTTCATTACTCGTGACCCAGAATGTGAGTACTTTGACTAAGTATGTTGTGCTTGACGCGACTAACTCTGATCCTGTCTACGGATTACTCGACGACGCTATTGTCGTCGAGATTCCCGATGGCGTGGAGCCAGACGAGTTTGTCAAGTCTGGTAACTACGAGCCTACTGGGCGAGTAGAACAAATGCCTATTCACGAAAGTTGGATTACTGATGGAGATTGATCCGATTCGGTTTATTCCAGGATTGTGCTTATGGCTGGGCATCCTTCTTCTAAGAACGAATGAAGTGGTGTGGAGCTGGGTATGGTTCTTGGATAAGTTTATGGGCGTATTCTTTATTGTGACTGGAAGCCTAATGGCAATCCAGTTCGTCCTGAACTAGAACCCCGATGTGTGGGCAGAATCTTACAGATTGGATTCTGCCCACCGATCGGCGCTTTAGCCGAAACTAAAACTAAGGAGACAACAATGCGGTGTTATTCCGATTTCGAGCGATGGCTCGCGCAAGGAAAAACTAAGCGTTCCAGAATTACTAGGAAGTATAACTACCGTATCAGGATCAGGGAGCAGGACGGTGATATTGGAGTCGAACTCTATAACACCACTGTTCTGACTTTCCATCCTGACGGTAGTATTACTTTGGATAATGGTAACTGGACTTCTGCCTCTACTAGAAATGTAATGAACTGGTTCCTACCGTATCCGGTAATGGTGTTTATTGCTGATGGTATGTGGGGCATTAGGCTAGAATCAGGTTCGAGTTGGCATGATGATCTTGTCTACCATAATCCGGTAACGGTATCTTACTCACATAGCAAAGGTGCTGCTCAGCGCAGTATTTGGAAGATGGATAAGCCTTACGAGAACTTCGGTGAGAAGTACAAAGAACGGAAACAGATAAAGGGCCGAATCTATCGCTATGCAAAAAGGTATATGGCGTTACTACAAACCGGCCAACTTCCTGTTCCGAGCTCTACTGATTGTTGGGCTTGTCTCCAGGAATCTGTGATGATCCCTGATTCAGGATACTGGTACTCGGTTTTCAACGATAATACAAGGAAACTTCCTTCACAACATTTAAAGGAGCATGTAGAAGATAAACAGTTCGTACCGTCGATGCTTATCAATGCCCTCGGACAATCCAACTGGTCTAAGAGTAATATTGATAAAGCCTTGACAAACGAATTTGGCAAGATGAAACATACCCATCAGATATACCAGAATCTCAACTACTATTTGAGTAGGTGGTTGAGAGATAGAATCCTCGGGTAGGTTATCCCGACGAGAGTGGCTGAACTAATCGGCCACTCCGGTCGGCATAAATTGCCGAAGAAAAGGAAGAAGAATGCCATATCCATATAGCGATGATGGTGATCCGTTCATTCGAAAGAATTGGGTGGCTCTTATCGCTCTAGGCATTGCAATTCTTGCTTTGCTGGTAAAGTAATGGCTGAAAGCGTATCGTTCGTTTGCACGAAATGCGACCAGGCGATAAAGCCTGATGAAGCCAGGGAATTTATATCCGATCCTGGTGATAGAGTATGGCAGTACGATCATGTTGGCGAATGCCCAATAAAACGTGCCCATAAGTATAACTATGGATCAGACTATACCGGGCCTGTGGATGCCATCCGCAAGCACGCCAAAGAAAGTTACGGCAAATCCGAATGACAATTCGAGAAGCCCTAGACAAAGTTTGTATAGGCTGGAGCATTCAAGCTCCAGAGAATCAAGGACTCCATAGTTGGCGCTGTCAGTATCCTGACCGATACGGCAAATGCCAGCATTACCAAGAGTTCCTAGACGATTTGGTGATGGCTGTTGCCTCACTTGACAAAGATGACACCCAATGATACAGTACCCGAAACTGAGCAAGGATGCTCTATCTCAGAGGAAAGGAGGTACCTAGTCTTTGACTAACACAACTAGTTCGTCTGCGCGTAAGCGTGGCCGACCTCGGCGGGAGTCAAACCCTGCCAACCACGGTTATTCCGTGGTTAGTGAACTGCGTAACGACCTTCAGGATATGATTGGTGCGTGCCGGACTTGTGGCAAGCCTGTTCATTCTGTTGCTGGTCTTGCGAAGCAGATCGGAATTTCTTCGATTACGCTGAGCAACTTCCTCAAGGATAAGCGTGGCCTGAGCCAGCCTATTCTTGATAAGGTGTACGCTTATGTCTGGGCACAGAAGAATGCGCCCGCAGTTACCGATACGCCTGTCGAGGCGTAAGTCGAAAACCGTGCCCCGGCGGTATATCCGGGGCTAATAAAAATCTCCCGATGAGTGCGGCGGATATGTGTCTATCCGCCGCACCGATCGGCAGGTTTGACTGTCGAACCGTAGAAAGGAAAGATATGCTCGAAGGGTATATCGGTCAAGCCGATAGGCTAGGAGCTCTTGTAGCGACTATTCAATCGGCCAAAAAGACTGGCAAGCCCTTACCGAATATGCTCTTTCTTGGTAAAAGCGGTCATGGTAAGACACGGCTTGCCCAACTCGTTGCTAAAGAGATGGGTAAGCCGTTGTCTGTTCTCCATGGCCCGAGTGTTATTGATAGATCGGATGTTGCTAAGGCTGTATTAGATGCCAAAGACGGCATTCTGTTTATTGATGAAACTCATGCTCTGAGTAAGAGACTGTGCGAGGATTTGTATACTGTCATTGACAGTGGTACAATCACCGTCCAGGAATCTACTCCATCCTACTACGATACCTATATCCAAGTATGGTATCAAGAGGATTTGCCTGAGGACCGCCGTTCAGAATGGACCGGGCCAGGGAAGTATCTTATGCCTAGTGTTGTAGGTCATGAGTATACTGACAAAATCCTGGACCTGAACCTAACTGTAATCGGTGCTACAACGGATGAAGGTTTGTTGCCATCACCGTTCCTACGCCGATTGAGTGGCTTGAAGGTATATCTTCGAACATACCGACTTGAAGAAATGGTAGAGATTGGTAGGATGCGAGCTGCCGAGGATGGTGTTCGGATTGGCAACCCGGCCATGATAGAATTGGCTATCCGATCCCGATTCAATCCGAGACGAATGAAGCAAACAGTTGACATTGCTGCTGCGTTTGCCATCCGTGATGGTAAAAAGACAGTAACGAAGGCTATTGCTTCTGAGTCTTTGAAGTTATCGGGAGTTGACGGATGGGGACTCGAACCTCCGCACCGCTCGATCCTAGATGTATTGTATGCTTCTGGCGGATTGAGTAGGGCGAGTTTGAGTCAAAGACTCGGGATTCCTTCTAGGAATCTTGATCTTCATTGGTCTGAGTTGCTAGAACAAGGACTTGTTCAAATCGACACTAGACACAGACTTACCACCAAGGGTAAAGTTATTTGGGAAACCCTGAGTTCTCAGGCGTGGTCCCTACTAGTAAGGAAAGGAAATTAGGCATTGAGTCTCGTTTACACGAACTCTGATATGCCAGCTCCACCGGGACTGATTCCTAGGCTGGATAATTATCTCAAGGCTCTTAGCCTTGAGAATGATCCGGCTGCCAGGATTGCAGT